AGGAGTGACATTTTCAGGAACAGGAGGAGGAGGCAGTTGAGGTGGGGGGGTTTGAGACGTTTGAGGAAGTTGAGGTTGGGGGGTAGGAAGAATTACAGGTTCTGGAGCAACTTGTGGTTGTTGTGCTTGGTCAAGTTTCTTTTCCAACTCCATCACCTTTTGGTCTAATGGACTCAAAGGAACTTCTTTTTGAGAATCTGACAGTTTCCAACCAGTAGCACCAGCAGCAAAGATACTTGCAAGAGCAGCAAAAACAGAAACAGTTTTAGAAAAACTCATTCAATAACCTCCCAATGTGCGTCAGATTTGTCACCAAAACGGTTAGTGCCAGTACGAGTGCTAACCCAAAAAAAGTATTTACGATTTTCAGAAGCAAGGAATAATTCACCACCAGTGTCCTGCTCTACAATACAAACAGGATTGTTGTCCATAATGTTTGCTAACCTATTCTTGGATTTGCTGGACTTTGGTTTGACTGTTACTTTTCTCATTTTGAATCTCAAGTTTCAGTTTACGAATGGTAGGAAAGAAATAAGCAAAATCTCTTGTTTCAGTGATAGGTTTGGTTTCACCACATACACCACATTTTGCTTCATAAACAGAGGAGCATCCTACAGAATATACTCCATACTTTTTCCCACAGTCAAAGCAGGTATTGGCAGCATTCTCAAGTTTCTTCAGGAGTGCTTTCTTTTCTTTGAGGTTCATAACGCAGTTCAACTCCGTATTTGTTTTTGAGGTTGTCTGTGAGGTAATCATACAGTAGGTAGGCAAACCCGTAGTAGGGTCTTGTGCCAGTTTCGATACTGGTACTCGTTGCGACCGTCCAAAAAATATCAAGTTCGTGTTTTGGTGGAAGAGGTTTCATAAATTTTAAAATTACACCTATTATTATATCATAAAATTTGACGAACTTTCCATCCTTTATGTTGTTTTAACTTTCCCCTTAACACTTTTGAAAGGCAAGAAGAATCTAATCCATATTTTTTACCAAATTTCATCAAAGTAGTAAATTCCTCTATAATTTCTCCATTAGGTGAAGTAAAAAGAAAATGTCTTCTCTGCAAATTTGAAATTGTGTTTCTATGTTCTTCACTTAAAATTTTATTTTTCATTTTTCTTTTTGTTTCTTCACTTATTTTTTTCCCAATATTTGCTTGTCTTATTTTTTCTTTAGTTTCTTCAGTATGCAATCTACCCTTACTACATTTACTTATTTTTTCTCTTGTTTCTTTGGATATATTTTTTTTAGATTCTCTCATTTTTCTTTTAGTTTCTTCCGTATGAAATTTACCAGTCATAGATTTACTTTTTTTTATTCTAGTTTTTAAGGAATAAACTCTATTTTTTGATGATTCACTTATTTTTTTTAATGCTTCTTCAGAAAAATTTGAAGAACCTTGCCCACCATCAGTCCTATTGAGTAAAATACCAGTTTTCAAATTTTTCCTACCAAAAATCGCAATCATATAAATTTCGTGTCTAAATGCTTCTTCTTCGGTTAAATTTTGCTTTAATAATATTACTCTTGATTTATCTTTAGGTGGTTTTATGTCAGTTTTTTTCCTACTATAATATCTTCTTCCACTACCTTTACCTATGTAATAAGGAGTCCTATCTTCTCTTAAATACGCATAGGTATAAAATCTTTTAGGATTTACCATAACTGCTCTTAACTTGGTGGTTATTAGTATTTATACAGGAAAAGCACTCGAAAGTGCTTTATCCCAACCCGAAAAGAACCACCAAGTCAGGCATTTTTATTTATCAGGTAAAGTCTTCATCATTTAACTCCACATCTTTTACAAGGTCTTTAAGGTCATTAAAAAAATCTTCAGTCAACGGTATTAGTTTCTCTTCACCTCTATCAATTCTATCACACATTTCCATCAGATATTCCAGAAACTCTTTTGGATATGTTTCATCCATATTGATGCTACACCAGAACCATTCGTAACACTCTTGAAATGGATCATCAGTTTTCAGTAGAGCATAATCCTTATAATTTCCACCGATAAGGTCTTTCCACATTTTGAAATTGTTTCCAATCTCATGCCAACCAGTTTGCAGGCAGTGACCGAAATAATACTCAAACCAGTTCAGTTTCTTCTTCATCTACCTCTTCCAGTCGTTCCCAATTCCAAGTGTACTCAATAAATCCAATATCAAATCCAAACTTATATGCCCAGAACATAATACTCAAAAGACTACCAGTTCCAGATTTGATTTGAATATATGGACAACCAGGATAATCATTCCAAGAAATCGATGCCTGAAGAAGTGCCCAACGGTCTGTAAATAGAAATTGAACATACCACTCGTGTCCAAAGTCTTCACGATAAGACCATTTAGCAACTTGAAAAAATTTAATTGGTTTCATTATTGTCCTCAAAGTCAAACCATTCATATAGAGAGTTTACCACACCATCTACCACACAATCAACCACAGCATCTTCGTGTGGATTCTCTACATGTTTGTGAGCACGATCATATCCAAATCGGACACCTTCTTCCAGTGCCATCTCAAGAACTTTACGAAAATTGGGTTTCATCAATCTCTTCTCATATCATCATCAGTTCTAAAAAAATCTGCGATATCATCTGCACCATCGAACCTTGTACGGTGCTCTGATGGGTCAGGATGCCCTAAATCCATAATATTTAAAAATTCATCCAGACTTCCTTCTTTCATATTGGGATTTGATGCCTTTCGTCTTGCCTGACGGAGTATTGTAGCGGCAGAACGATTTGCTTTCGCAAGTTTTTCTGCCCAGATCATATCTTCTAAACTCACCTCATCGCCTGTTGCAATCCTATCACAGATTGCTTCAAGACGCAGGCGATATTGTGTAGAGAGCATAAGAATTACCAGATGTAGTGTTATTTATTTTTATATTCGTCCATTAACTCTTTTGCAAGTTTCATAGAACGGCGATGCATTGAATATTTTGCCCATGGAGTTGTGGGATTGTGAATTAACCACCATTGAAAAATCAAACACTTATTCTTGATAATTATTGTAAGGTAATAAAAGGCAGTAGCGACACTATCATCCGTTGCGATGAAGTATGCTACTACCACAAATACAATAAACCAAGCGTAATAGGTCATCGTCTTATTGTTTTTAGATATTCTAACACATGCTCACGAACCGACATGAGTTCATTGTAACATTTTTGGTTATGAGCACATTGACGAAGTTCATGGTCTGGTTTGTGTACGCTCTCAATAAACAGATCGAGACCACGATTCCACTTAACGTCAGGTGATTCTTCCATAATCAGTTCTGTAGTTATACTATTTAACGTGTTTAAAGAAACTTGTCTAAACTGGAAACCGATGCTCCTTTTGCGGACTTTTGAATGTAGGTTTTTGCGGACTTATAGTTGTTTGTAATGTGAACTTGCTGTCCATTATGGAGAATAATAAATTTTTTACCCCAAGAAACTGCTGCCCACATTCCATCCTTGGTCACATAACCGTTTGGATCTCCTGGTTTGGGATTGAGAATACCTTCGTTTTGAGTGTTCATAGAAAGGTAGCAGTGGCACTGATGATGCGAGCATTTGGATGTTGTGCAGAAGCAACTTGCTTTGCTTCTTGAATATTATTGGCGTAACATTCAAACCACCAAGTTTGACCGCCGACATAGAGTTGAACTTTGTACTTCATTGGAATTAACGCTTAACGACAGAGATTGCAGGTTGACCTTGGTTGAACACGGTGTCCACCACCGCTTGCACCTTCCTAGCGGTGCTGATGCCCACAGAAGAGTAGACAGGGATGCAGACCAACCCAAAGGACTTGGTGTAGGTTTCAACGGCACCAGGGGCGATCCTGCCGCTGCTGAGACCCTCTGCGTCGTCCTTGTGCAGACGGATCACCCGCCCGATGGTCTGAGAGATGCCGATGTAATCCATAGAGCGCATAAACAGAACTGCCTCCAGACCAGACACATTGATGCCTTCAGACAGAATGCTGTGATGAAGAACAACAAACTTCTTAGAGTCATCCTTGCCCCAGGCAGAGAGAGTGTCAAAGAACACCTCGCGATTGACCTTACGACCATCGATCACGGCACCAGTCTTGGAAGTGATATACATCCAAGAGAATCCACGGTTTTCCAGTTGCTTACAGAAATCAGTTTGAGAAACCAGATTCTGAATCTGTTTGGTTGCCTTGGAGCAGATAAGAACCTTACCCACCTCCTGAGCATCGATGGTTTGAATCAGGTTCTCACAGTCAACATCAGCAACAATCTGACCCTTACTCAACATCTCAAACTGCTGCACAACAACCTTAGGGGGCACAATGAAACCACCCTCAACAAGTTCAGGGGCAGGGACATTACAAATCACCTGACCATATACTGCACCATCATTCATCCCAGGTTTGGAAATAGTGGCAGAATGCTTAGGAGTAGCAGTGAAGAAATAGCAGCGGTCAGCAGTAGAAGCGAAGTGCTCCGTAGCAGGGAAAAAGTGACGTTGAACACTGTTATGTGCCTCATCAAAGTAAATGGTGTCAACCTTAAGGTCTGCCTGCTGCAGACGCTGCAGAGAGTTATAGGTAGTGAAGATCAGTTGATGCTTATAAGCACGACGAGACCAGTTATGAATCTCATTGGGGCGAGTCGTGCTAAAATGATGTGTCTCTCCCGAGTGCAAATGTGCAACAGAAGCATTGGTAATAAACTCCAAAAACTCAGAAGACAATTGCTCAGCCAAAAGAATTCTTGGGCAAACAATGACGATTGTTTGTGCTTGAGATTGAGAAAACTGACGAATAGCATCAAAAATCATTACAAGGGTCTTACCGCCGCCAGTGGGGATAATGACCTGCCCCTTGCGGTGCTGCAGCAGGGCATCCAGAGCACGTTGCTGGTGAGGTCGGAGTTGAATCACAGGTCTCATCGCGTATGAACTTATTATAGCAGCAAAAAGGGGTCTCATGCGGAACCCTGTGTGACGGTTCTTAAAGTGTCACTATAAAAGATCAGATCCTCATCTCCAACCCAGACAAAGGTAGTCTACATGGATTTTATGGGTATGTCAACTTTGTGGTATAATGTAAAAAATCCAAGATTTATCAACTCCAATGCAAAATAATTTATTTCCAATAACGATCATCGATAATTTTTATTCAAACCCAGATGAAGTTAGACAAATAGCTTTGGAGCAAGAATATATGCCAAGTGAAAAGGGATCTTGGCCTGGAGAAAGAAGTATTAAAAACTTAGATGATATTGATGAAAAATTATTTTTATTCTTTTCTAAAAGTATTTTGAGTTTATTTTATCCACCAGAATATCGAATAGGATTTGATATAGTGTCTTGCTTTCAAAAAGTATCACCAAGACATGAAGAAAAATATCATCCAAAAAATATGGGATGGATACACAATGATGGTTGTTTATTTGGTGGATTGATTTATTTGACAGAAAATCCAGAAAAAGATACAGGAACTTCTATTTACACCGAAAAAAATACATATTTTAGATATGAAATGGAAGATTCTATGGTAATGAGAAATGATTACTTAAAAAAATCCAATATAGATGATGAAAAATATTCAGAAGTACATAAAAAAACTTTTGAAGGTTATGATGAAACAGTTAAAATAGAAAATCTTTATAATCGTTGCATTCTATTTGGGGGAAATAATCATCATGCAGCACAAACTTTTGGCACTAAAGAGCGTTTAACTCAAGTATTTTTCTGTTACAGAATAGACTCTGAGTGGCAATATCCTTTTTGTAGAAATATTTTTTAACGTGGTAAAATATTAATATTAAAAGATACTATTTTTCTTTCATGTTCTGACGTATTTCTATGCGTAAAATGGGATATCATTGATGGAAATAAAATTAAAGATCCTTCTTTTATATCCCTTAGAGATACAATTTCTAAAGAACCATCAAAAACATCAACATGTGGAGATACAAAATTTACAGGTTTATGATAATTTTCATTATAATCTAAGTAGCATATACCACTAACTCCTATTCCATGATTATGAATATTATGGTTCATTCCTGTTTTTTCTATTTGAAACCAACTATTTTCTACTGAAAAAGATGGAAAACTAAAATTACTTTGATAAATTTTTAGTTCTTCTGAGAAAATATTTTCTATATCTTTGTTTAATTTTCCATTTAAACCATAATTGTTGTTTTCACAATAAGTTGTCATAACATTTGCAGAAGATTCAAATTCATATGATTTCATTAATTCATTTAATTTTTCCTTTTTACTCTTCCAATTTTCGCAAATAATATGGAAAATTGGAACACTAAAAATACCTATTATCTCTGGATTATTATTTGTCATCTTTTTTTTCATCCATATCATTTAGAATATTGTTAAAAACTTCTTCCCATTCTTTGTCATCAAAACTCCATTTATTTAATGGGCAACTTTCTAGAACAAATTTTGCCTTTACTGATAAAAAACAACCACATTCGTAACAACGATTTTGAGAATTGTCGTATCTATCACATCCTTTACAAGTTTCTATTCTTTTATTGTAAATATTATCAGAGGCAATAAGGGTTTTATTTTCTTCATTATCATTATTTTGCAAATACTGAAGAAAATTGAGAGAAAATTTTGCTAGATTTTTTCCTTGCTGTAGTAATGATGGATATTTTTTATTTTCCATGGTCATAACATAATTTAATTCTTGAAGGTATTTATTATTGGTATAAACCCCTGATAGTGCTACTATTTATTGATCCTGTCACAGTGTAGTTAGAACCAGAAACTGCTCTTCCTGCTGTTCCACCTGATCCTGAATTTGTGGTGACTCCTCCAGGTGATCCCCAGTCTCCACCATTACCACCAGTCTCTCCAGTATTTCCTGTACCACCATAAGAAGGACATCCACCTTGAGTTCCTCCTGCCCCTCCTGCCCCATTAGTTCTTGCCTGATTATATCCTTGACCAAATCCACCATCTCCTCCTGCACCACCTGGAGCGCCTCCAACTGCATAAGGAGTTGTTACTGTAATAACTCTTTCACATAGAGATTTTCTAAATTGACCTCTCCAATCACATCGACCTTCCCTTTGATAACAATCAATACGATACCATCCAGGATCACAATCGGGGCAACTTCTACACCTATTACCTGTTGTATATCTTTGCGTAGCTGTACTGTAACTATAACAAGTTCCAGAAGATCCAGATGAACCAGTTGAACCCTTTTCTCCACCGCCTCCACCACCGTAAATATTTGCGGTATTTCTTAAAAATAAAACTATATTATTTCCACCAGAAGAATTAATATAAAGAGCATTCCCACCATTACCACCACTAATGGTAGTAGAAGTTCCATTAGATCCACCTGCCCCATAAATTCCACCAGAAACATCAACAGTCAAATTATAAGTAGTTGCATCAAAAGAAGCAGCATACAAAGATATTGAATTAGATCCACATGTTCCATTCATAAATATCCATTTTCTAATATTTTTATTCAAATTACTATTCCAAGTTTGAGCACTAATATTAAAATTAATATCAGTTCCAGTTTGTGTGATATAATAATACTTAATACTATTACGAAATTGTGATAATTTTAAATTTGTACTTGATGAAATATCAGAATTTTCTGTAGCATCAGGAACAATTGGATTTGTATTCGTTGTAGATGTATTTTTTCTCAATTCTGATGCACTAATAGAACCGGAAGCAGATTCCTTGAAATTTAATCTTAAAGAACTGAAGGAAATAGAACCTGAGGAATAATAGGGTCCTGCTTTTGTTACTGTTGCTGTCATTTTTTATCCTCAATATAAATTTTGCCAACCAAATGTAACTCCATTATCAGTACTTCCATATCCTTGGTGTTTTTTTGTAGTTGAATTGTATATAATTGCACCCTCAATAGTACCACCAATACCAGTATTGTTAGATAATTGATTTCTATTTGCAGTTGTTATTGTTGGTACTATAAAGTAACCACTTACGGTCGCGGCAGAACCTACTCGACCAAAATCCAAAATCGATCTTGAAAAATCTGTATTAAATCCAATAGTACTATCTCCATATAGAGAAATTCCACCACCATAAACTGAAATAAACTTATCCCAAAATTGAACTCCAGATGAAAAACTTGACAATGGATCAACATAAATTGAAGTTGTACCTACCCCAACAGAATCCACTAATAATGTACCACCTTGCACATCTAGTTGAACATTTGCAACAGTTGTTCCTATTCCAATACGATTTACTAGTAATGTACCATCTCTGGCATCAATTTCTGCTAATGGGTTTGCGGTATTAATCCCAATTTGTACTATAGATAAAATTCGAGATGATTTTATGTCATTAAATGTAGAAATTCCTGAGGAATTATTTAAGTTTACGTTTGTTAAAACTGGTGGTAAAGTAAGACTTCCAGCAGTTAAGTTTCCATTAATAGTTACATTACTTCCAAAATTAGCGTTACCTGTAACAGTAGATGTACCAACAACGTGCAGCTTGTTTGTTGGATTTGTAATTCCTATGCCAAAATTGCCATTATAAGTTAGTGAAACTAGTTCGGCATTTGACTGACCATACAACCAAGCAAATCTACCAGTTCCTACGCCAGCAGGACCAGCGTGTAGATATGTATTAATATTTCCAGTGTCATTATTAACAATATCAAAAGTCTTTGATTCATTTCCAAATCTCAATACTGCGGTACTTTTACCAACACCAACAGATTGACCAATGCTAATTCTTGCTTGTGAAGTATCACTAATAACTTCTACAAGAGTATTATCAGATTTTCTGATTTGAAGTTCTGATGTTGGTGCTGCGGTTCCAACACCAATTCTTCCAGATTCTAATGCGGCAAATGCAGTTCCACCAGTTCCAACATGAAGTAACTTGGAAATTGTTGTGATACCTGATGGAAATGCATTAACTTCAATACTATCAGCAATAATCTTCGTTGCAGTTACAACACCAACAGTAATATTTGGAGTTCCTGTGAGTGATTGTGCAGTAGTTGCAGTGCCAGTTACATTGCCTACGACATTACCACTAAATCCAGAAGTCGCGGTTATGACTCCAGAAACATTGATATTTGATGGAAGTATTGAGTTTGATAAAGTTCCTGAAGAAATATTCGAAGCATTAATTTGAGTAATTCCAATACCAGAACCAACAAAAGAAGAAGCAGTTATAATTCCCGTTAATTTGATATCGCCAGTAGAGTTAATACCTACACCAGATACTGTGTCCGGATTTCCTCCCACTTGAAGGAAATAATTGGGCATTGTATTAGCAATACCGACCGTTCCGGCAGCATATATGCTCGAATATCCAGTTCCAGTATTTACATCAACCCATTGTGAAGTTGGAATATTAGTTAGCCCTTTACCATCACCATAGTAAGTTACAATTCCAGAAGATGCCGTTACAATACCAGAACTAATTCTAACAGTTCCGTCTGTTAAAGTTGTAAATGTTCCAACTCCAGTAACCTGCAAATTAGGAGTACTTACCCTTGAAGCAGTAACTAATCCAACAACTTTAACATTACCTCGAACATCCAAGAACTCAGTGGGAATTGAAGTTCCAATTCCCACCAGACCATTAGCGTTTACGATAAAGTTATCATCGTCAACCTGAACACCATTCCTAAGGTTAAATGACTTTCTATAATTTGCCATCTTATATGGTTTCTAGTTATTTATCTGTAAGTTTCTGCTCAAGGTTTTCAACCTTCGCAGAAAGTTCTTTAATTGCCTCAACCAACAGTGGAACAATCTTATGATAGTCAACTGCAAGGTATCCATTATCTCTAGTTGTAACTGCTTCTGGAAGAACCTCAAGGATTTCTTGTGCGATTACACCAACATCATTACCTTCTTTACCAGACTTCTCATTCCAAGTATAAGTGTTACCACTGATTGAGAGAACTTTAGCAAGTGGGTCCTCAATCGCAACAATATTATCTTTTAGTCTTTGGTCGGAAGTATAGAATGCTGTGATATCACCGACAACATTCAGTGCTCCGCCAATAAGAACATTACCGTTAGTTTTTAACTCATTATCTGTATCGCAGAAAATAGATGTAAGACCAGTATTTGCTGCGTTGTAAAGAACAATATCACCACCATTATTCAATCGTAGTGCTGTTCCACCACTTCCACCATTAATTGTTAGAATTCCTGTTAGAGTTGTGTTTCCAGTAACTCCTAATGTGCTTGAAAGCGTAGTAGCACCAGTAACTCCTAAGGTTCCACCAACATTTAGATTGTTGCCAATACCAACACCACCAGAAACAATCAAATCTCCAGTTGTTGTAGAAGTTGACTGAGTTCCTTGGGTTAATCTTACAGTATTGCTAAACGTGGATTGAGCTCTAATTCTAAGGTCTTTATTGAAATTAACTGGACCATCAAACTGAGATAATACTTGACCCGAATCACCTCCTTCAACAAGAAGTCTTTCTTTGATAGTAACCTCATCAAATACAGCACTTAATCTGGATACATCTTGACCTGTAACAGTAGGTGTTGGAATATCGTATGAAATAGTCTCTCCACTGGTCGCAGAAGTCTTTGTATTGCCATTAAAAACATCACCATTGCTGTTCATAGCAGTGTAAACAACAACGCCACAAGAGCGCTCCTGAGACTGTGATAAGAAGTCCTCTCTTTCAGTAAGAGTCTTAACTTGAACTTGTGGCAGACCAGTTGAGTAGTTTCCAGGACCATAACCAAGATATTCAAAAGTATGTCCAGATGCTCTTAGAATGGATGGTCTGCGGAATTCTATGGCAATTGGGTTAATCTTACGAATAAGTGAATTGGCATCATGATTTTCTTGACGAGTTCCAAAAGCACCGCGAATGACATTGATTTGAGTAGTATTTGCACTACTTGTCACCCTCATAATTTCATTGTCTACTTGAATATATGAACCAAGAGGAATACGATTTGTTATTGGACCAATTGCGCTAATATTGAGTGTAGTTTCATTGGTAATTGCAGAAGTTAATGTAAAGATTTCATTATTATAGAAAGGAACTGTTCTTGTTCCAATACTTTCTCCACCAGCATCAGAAATTGCATCATTTGCCGAAAGACCGTGCTTGAGAATAAATCCATCTGTTGCTGAAATAGATTTGTTCGTAATTGCAGTAAATTGTGTTACATTGGTTCTTTCCAGAACTAGATAGTCTCCTAGATTGTTATTGCTCGAATCAATAACTCTAAACTTATTACCAGAAACCAGTCCGTGAGAAGAAGAAGTTGTGAATGTGGTAATACCTGTTGTAGAACTATAAGTCGTTCCAGTAATTCTAGATGAAGGACCAACTACAAAGGCATATTGACTTGATAGGATTGTTGGGTCTCCAGCAGTCTTAGCAATTGCAATTTGATTCTTTGCAGAAACTGAAGTGATGCGGTAGTATCCGTCAGCAGTTGTTCCAGCCCCAGTGAACTGAACAACATCACCGATATTTGTAGAAATACCAGCGGTTGCAATTGTAACATAAGCATTTGCGGTTCCACCAATCTTCGCAGTATCAAAATAGAGTGTTTCATCATTGGTATATCCAGAACCACCTGCCTGAATATCAACACCAACAACAACACCACTAGCAGATACTACAACCTTAGCAGTTGCACCATCCCAGTTAGATAGACCTACTTCATTGTATAATTTAACATTATAGAATGTTCCGCTAGTGTGCCCAGAACCACCGGTAAGAGTGCTATAAGTTACAATACCAGCAAGACCATGATTCCTACCAAAGGTAATTGTTGCAATACCAGATGTTGATGGTGATAAGACTGAAGAAATAGTTAAACCAATACCAACATCCTTGAGCAATAAGTCGGCAGATTCTCTAGTAATACTCCTCTTAAGATCGTTTGTTACAACATCACCAATTGGAAAACGCTTAGCGAACGATTTTGCAGCAAATGGGTTATCATTTGCATTATCTCTATCCAGTTGTGGATAAAGATCTACTGGAAGCTGACTATACTCTAGATTTGTAAACTCTATAGGAATCGTATTACTTGCATTCAGAACATAGAGATGATAGATACCATCCTGAGTGTTATAGATGTATGGAGAAATAACTTCATTTCTGTAAATATAGAGATTTCCTTTAAGGTCATTTCTTTCAAATCTTGGAAGATTCATATCTCTTACATTTACATTGTTTGTAAATGTTCCTGGAGTATGTGCAACATCAAAAATATCGGTAGTTGAATAGTTGAATGTTACATCATCTGTAACTACAACTTCAAAAATACCATTATATCCAACATTATCTTCGCCAATTGAATTATCAGTGCTTGTTACTTTTCTAATAGCAACGATGTCACCAGTTTGTAAGTTATGTGGAAGTTCGGATGTGACTGTAACACGATTAGAACTTACTGAGCAATTGCTAATGAATCTTGGGTTCTTATTGTATCCATAATCAGCACTAGTAATACTAGGTCTTGTAAAATCAAAATTATCTCTAGATCCAGTTGAACTTGAAGTTTGAATTACAAATCCATTTTCAGGATCTTTTGCGTTTGCAAGTTCTTTTGGTATAACAACTCTAAACTTATACAGTTTTTCATCAAGACTTCTTTCATCAGAAATACGATTTACATAAGCAAGGTCAGTCGTGGTTCCATATGTCGCCGTGCCACCTGATGCAAATGCATTGTAGATGCCGTTACCTGCATTAACATGAATAAACCAATTATTATTTTGGGCATCAAATTGAATTGGTGAACCAAGTTCTCCAGAGTTTCTATCAGAAACTCGACTTAAAATATGAAGATTAGTTCCACCATAAACTGTAATTGCTTGTGATTGAGTTGCATTTGTATATGATGATGCCAACTTAACCGTATTGTTGTCGCCGTTGTTAATTGCATAATAAATTTGGTGAGCTTCAATATTTTCTGGAAGATCTCCATCATCACTAATAATTATAACTTTTTCACCCGTTAAAAGTTTATTTGCTCCAATTGTAAATGAATTTGATGTTGGACCAGAAGTTACATCATAAGACTTGACGGAACTTGTTGTTCCCAATGCTGTAGTAAGTCCACTAGTGCTGATTAAATTATCGCACATATAGATAGACGCTGAGTAAGTTGCACCAGCACCCACCAAATATAGATTATCATTTAGTCTTGCACCAATTCGATATCCTTGTGTAAGTGAAGATGGTGCAGAGTCTGCAGATGTAAACCCATAAAGATAAAGATGACTTGAAATGCCAACCTGAGTTGTCAATCCGACATTCAGAGATAACCACTCTATTGTGTCTTCTTGAGTAGTATCAACTGCTCTTGGGGGAATAATTGAGGTAATGAAGGCATTATTGTCTTTATTAAATGCCTCTCTTTTAAATCCAGAAGAGTTTAGAGAAATTTGACCAAAGTTTGAGTTAGAGTTGGTGATTGAACCATCACCACCAGACTCGGCATCAAAATGTTTATTAAATCCAATCGCAAATACAGAAACGATTTGAATAAACGCATCATTGGAAATTTTAACATGACTTGTTTCCCAACCCTGACGATAAACTGCATCAGGATCTAAATGGTAAATTTGATCTGAATTTGTTTGTGAAGCACCTTCTGGAAGTGATGCACCATAAACTGGAGTTATATTAACTCCCTGATAAGTTCTTGAAGACTTGTTATATTTTACAAAAGCACGATCATCTTTTTGTAGAGATACTGCAGTAAACTGAGCAACAACGGTGCTTCGGAAACCAGATGCTTTGCTACCATCAGCATGAAGACCGTTCATACCCCATACGGAACGCATAGAGATATTAAAGATATATGGAGATGCACCAGAAACAGTATCAGTCTCAATTGTTACTGTTGCCGATCCAGCACTTGGACTTGGATTGATGTTTGGATAAGAAGCAAGTCCAGGTAGTAAATAAGTAAACTGAGTGCTACTTAAAACATTCTGAACTTTGGTAGAAATATTATAAGGTGACGTTACTCCAGAACCTGATACACCTTTAATTTTAATTGGTGTACCAGCATTTAACCCATGCTCCGAAGTAGTTATAACTGTAACAATAGAACTTGCAACGGATCCGTTACCAGAAATGATAGATGAAACAGTTATAGGATCGCTAGCAAATGCCCCAACAATTTCCCACTCCGAGCGTTGCTTAGCAAATCCTAGTTCATTTGTTGGGAACTTTTGATCAATATCACGAACTGAATTATAAGCATTAGATACCTTACTATAATACATATCAAGGTCTGTAAGACCATAAGACCCAATATTGTTTACACCATCTGCAAATTCAAAACAAGTCAGTTTGTGGTGAGAGAATGATGGAGTTGATTGATAAGTCGCACCAAAATTATCTGGATTTGTATAAACCAAACCAGTTTCGTCACCATCAAATAGAGAAAATTGCCAGAAATAGCAAGCACCCGTGATTCTAAAGATTGCTGATTTTGTTACTGCCGAATCAGTTGGATTGGGAACATACTTTGGACGAATTTTAGTCTTTCTTAAATCGAGACCAACAATTGAGGTGCCTCTTGGAATAATAACTCCACCATAATAACTATTAAACTTATAGAGAATATTATCTTCTTGTGTTAAGTCAAAATTGGAATCAAGACCTAAAGATAATACTGAAGACGCTGAAACCCCTATGCCACCTGCTCTAGAAACTGCATAAGCATCTCCACCATTATCATAAATTGCATAACCAGGTCTATTATCAATTAAATGTTCGCCAGGAAATAGTAGAATTGTAGTTTTTTCTACTAAGTCGTTATTGTTTCCTTTTACATAAGAAAATCTTGCCGACTCTAACAGTGCTCTTTGAACTGTTTTGAATGGGCGAGCAAGAGAATTACCTTCATTTTCAATAGAATCAGTCGAATCTAGGTCATTTGGATTTACATAAAGAATGCGACCTTCGGTATTCTTTATGAAATTATCAAGTTTGTTAAGAGGCATCGTATTACTTCTTCTAGATTATTTCTATTCTTTATTTATCAAGTCAAATCTTCCCCATCATATTCAAATTCGAGGTCATCTGGAAGGTCTTCAGGGTTTTCTAAGTCCACTGGAAAGAAGCATGGATGTGCCTCTTCGTCTATAAGATAGAATGAGGTTTTATATAAGTCTTCTGGTTCAAAGGTTCTCTCTTTGTCTGCTAATCTACAAAGGTCTTGATCGTATAAGTGCCCGTCTGGAAGTTCATCGAACGTGAAGGGAATATGATTGATAAAATACATCTTCACAATCATACTGCCATTATTGTACCAGCAGTATGCGTGATCGATACGATAAGACATAGGGGTGTGCCTAATATCTTATATTTATTTTTAATACCCGTGAGTGGATTCGAACCACCGCTTGAGAGATTTTCTTACCACTACAACTTTCGTTGCCTTTTCAGTTTGTGGTCTGGACTATACCTTCACCATACCTTTCGGTTTAGGTGTTCCCCGTCTAGTCTCTACACCTTCATCTTGCGATGCTTGGCTCGGTATTGCCATTTTACAGGTTTCACCGAATTTGAGGAATTACACTCATAAGGTTTCCCAAATGAGGCTCAATTTTACATAAGTCTCTTGCCTCTTCCGCTGGGCTACACGGGCGTGTATGAGACCATTATAACTCAAAGAATCATAATAGTCAAGTGCTCGTTGTCGGTTACGATCCGACCTTCTATCGTTTATGAGACGATTGCATTCCCAGATTGCTAAACGAGCATTCGCTATTTGCGAATAGCGAATGGGGATACTGGGAGTTGAACCCAGACTAAGCCCTTATAAGGAGCCCGCTCTAACCATTAAGCTATACCCCCGTGCGTTCATGATGCTTCGTTATTACACTCAGTGTGTATTCGTACAAAGTCATCATCAGCAGGTATCATAACCGCTGCCTGTCCATTCTCATTGATTATACCTAAACTTTCACCATTTTCAACTCGTTCCATAAGTTCATCAAACTTTTCTTGAAACTCTTCCACCGTAAAAACTTCCATTCGTTTCTTTTCGATATTTATATTATCGCATCACTCGCCGTAAATCGCAAGATCAGCATACTCAATCTGCTCAGGATCAAGTTGTGCGGTGACAACTTCCAGTACGTTCATAAACTCTTCAACAGTATCACACTCCACTCGACGCTCGCTGCCGTGATCGCTGAGAAGAAGAAAGGTGCGGGTGCAGATATCAATCACAATGCCTTGGACGATCTCTTGTGCGGCGGTCATGTGGTGTTCCGTTGATTACCCCCATATTATAGGGCAGATGGGTGGGGGTGTCAAGTGTGCCAATTTTAAAAGTGGTTAGGTTTTCATGATAAATGCTAGAGCATAGTATGGAGGTCGGTTTTCATGAAAATCACTTGCGCCCGCAGAACCAGTGGTTGTTGAATAATAAGGACCTAAATTACTACTATTTCCACCACCACTATAATTACCACCAGTTGCATTATTGCTTTCTGTAGTATGTGTGTGTGCGGGCATTTCAGCAGTTGTCAATTGATGTGCAACTGAACCACCAGTATTTCCAGGCGCATATGCTCCACTTACAGCACCAGTATCAGCATTAAATGTGACTCCAGTAGAAGCATCACTGGTTGCACCTACAATAAATTTACTTCTTAAGTCTGGTGTTCCATTAGAACCATTGCAAAGTGCCCATCCTGTTGGGATATTTGTAATGGTTCCAGACCACATTACAATTACCCCAGATGGAACAATGGCACCTATTCCAGTAATTGCAGATGCCAAAGTTGACCCATTAACAGTCATATTAGCAGCATCACCATAATAAGTTGTAATACCAGAAGTTGCCGTTACAATGCCCGAAGATACTTTAACTGTTCCAAGAATTGATTTCTCATTAACAGTAAGATTTCTAACAGTTAAAGAATCGTAATTTAAATTGCCCTGAATATTGACGTCCTTATAAAAAGTCACATTCTCGTTAAAATGAGACTCTAAACCATAATACTTAATTTCTGCCATTTTAACCACCAACTAAGTTATTAACTACACTACCAACAATATCCCCAACCAGACCATCAATTGCATCAATACCAACAAAACTACCTTCGAAAACTTTTTTAGTAAAATCCATTCCAAGTAAAGAAATTAAATTGCCACTCATACCTTTAACATCTACTCTTTTTCCATCTAGCATTAATCTGCCAGAACCTGCTTTCAAATTAATATTTCTACCTGCCTTCAAATGAATATCTTCTTCTGCCTCAAGCATAATGTTTGTGGCATAAATGCGAACTGTTCCGTCAGCAGAGACTGAAACATTTCCATTTTTACCGATGATAACTACATCTTCTCTACCTTTTTCATTATTAGTTCCACCAGATATTTGAATTGTATGATCATTGTAGATCGAAAATAAACCACCACTACTTAGACTGATTGATGATTGATTATCTCCATTATCAGTTACGCCATAAATCTTATAAACATCTGTTCCCGATCCACCCATTTCAGGATTTGCAGTATCAATCCTGAAGTTTGGATTAAAACTAATTAGTTGTCTCTTGTATAAGTTTTTCTTTCTTGCTGCCATTTTACACTACACAATTTACAACTGTTTCTACTTCACCAGTAAACTTCGGATCGCCAAGTAGTGGTCTAAGAATTGCCCCTGTTCCTGTATTGGATGTAACTTTGAGAGTTGGAAAAGAATCCACAACATTATTTAGAGGTTCAACCTGATAGATACGACCATCAACAATTTGGGAATTGTAAGTGTTGCCAAGGTTATCAGTTACAATTGCGTCTTCATATCCACCACCACCATTTTCAACAAAAACATCTAGAACTGAGTATTGCGAAATATCACCAACAGAGTAATTTTCACCCTCTGATACCATATAAATGGAACTTACTTGACCATTTTTAATTTTTGTCCTGGCTACTGCACCATATCCTTGGTCTGCATCATCTACAATTTCAATGAAAGGTGGGTATTTATATCCAGAACCAGGGTTTGTAACTTGAACACCAATTACACTTGCTGTAGTGTTTCCTGAAGAATCTGTAGTCACATTACCAAAAATTGGAACTGCTGTTGCACCAGAACCCAAACCACCAAAAATATTAATCGTTGGTGGACTTGCAAAGTCTAATGCGTCAGTGAAGCATTCGACAATGTTATTCAAAGCTTGACCAGATGCTATGTAATTTGTCATTTCTTGAACAATGTCATATGCTGCCTTTGAATCAGAAGCAGGTCCATAACCAAGAACCCAATTATTTACAAGTCCCCTAAAGTTATCAGTATTTTGATTACAAGCAAATGTAACTCCAAGATCTGTAAGCAATCCTATACCATCTCTCAGCATATTTCCAACATTAAAGTCGGAGAAGAATTGTAATAGTTTTTGAACTCCTTCTAGAGGTCCCTCAACAAATACCTCAATTGTATCGATGATTGTGTTTAATAGAGAACCAGTAAATTGTTCTGCTGCACAAGTCACAAATCGATCAACATTCGATACAACAGAGTTCAAAATGTCAGCAACAGCAGACTTTAAGTTATCAATCACTGAACCAGCAATACAACTAAACGCTTCTTCAAGTTTCTTTACTGGAATCACCATTGCTTGCTGTGCCGCAACTCCAGCAAGGTGTGCTGCTGCTGGATTACCAGTTGCTGCCAAAACCTGAGCATAAACCAATTTGTATAATAAATTCAAACCTTTTTTTAAAATCTCAAGAAGTTTTACAGTCAAAGAATCGAAAAGACCACCAATAAATTCATTACAATAAGATACTATCTTATCAACTACCTTATCAATCTCATCTTTAATTTTATCGGCATCACCTTGAAATTTTCCAATTTTTTTCAGAAGATTCCTTACTGTTCCTTGAATTTTATCAATCTGTTTATTTCTAACTGTATTTGCTAAATGAACAACATCCCCAATTGCAGAGTTAGTTGGAACAACTTGTTGACCAACTTGTTGAGATAACTTCTTCGCTTGCTCGTCTGTTAAATCTGCAGGTGAACGTTGAGCATCTGATGTTGGTTGAGATGCTTGACTTGGAGTTGTTTTGTTATTCTTTTCAATAAATTCATTAAACCCAGTAAAAGGAACAAATGGCGAAGTATATAGAGTATCTGGTCTTTGAGTCGTATTTGCAAACGCTGCAAGAATAACTGGTATCTGGGCATCATCACCATCTAAAAAGAAACCAACAACGACATCACCTGGTTGAAGTTGGACTCCCGTTGTACAGTTTGCAGAACCAGTTCCAGCAGTGGTGGGAAGAAGTGCCTGTGCCCAGGGTAGATCCTCATTTGAAAGTTCCGCAACACTATAAGGATGGTAACCAAGTATTCTAACCTTATATCGATATGACCACCCACCACCTTCAACTTGCTGTTTCCAAGCATCGATGGGGGCAATTTGCCCTATCCACCAACGGAATCCATCTCTACCAATAAAATGACTTTTAAGTAATGATTGATCTAACATTTATGCTGCTTTATTAATTCCGAAAGTATCCCTGACTAATTTCATCGATGTATAAGAACGCTCAACATCAAAATGATGACACAATTCCTTTATCATATATAGACCGCTCGTTTCGGTGTCATATTCTGTTGTATCAGATCTAGAAATCTTAGGAAATCTACATTCAATTAAATCACCTGCTCTCAAATTAGTATTAGATGGAACTGTAATACTAAGAGTTTGTGTAACTAATGTATTGTATCGCATTAAAGATTGTGATTGATATTTCTTTTGGTCTGAGTTAATTGAAGTTGAAACACCTTTTTCTAAAGTTCCAACGTCATAAATTGCAGTAATAATTCTAGATGGAACATCACCAAGAGTTCTATCAGTTCCATCACCAAGTGGTGGTAATTTTAAATCTTCACCAAGGTTTTGCGACTTATTAATATAGTCATTTTGTCTAAACAATCCTTCTTCATACTTTGAAAACTTGAAGTCATAAGGATTGAAAAACATTCTGTGACTTGCATATGTTCCAAGTCGCAATTTCTCTACTAGATTTTGATTTTTGTCTGTAAGATACTTAAGAATCTTAAAGTCATTATTTACTTTCTTACCATCATTATCATAACTTACCATCGTTTGATAATAAGTATAGACTGCTTTCTTTGGATTCTTTTTTGGGTCTAGTAATGAATCAATTGCTCTAAATTGAAATCCATCACGAGTTTGATAAAATACAAAACCAGCAGTTGCATCACCTGAAGATTCTGGAACTGCTTTTGATGCCAACCATACTAAAACAGTAAATGGTTTTCTCATATTGCCAATAAAACCATACTTATTTGATGCCTTATCCAATGTTCCTACATTATTTGCTTTGAGATAATCTGTAAGAATCTTATTTACAGATTGATCGATAGATAAACTCGTTGGATATTTTTTTGATACTCTGGATGTTTCATTTGTAATTGCTTCTCTTGAAACTAGATGTAGAGTAAAAGTTTCTCTAAGTGATTGTGAAATTACATCAGTAATACTTGAAACATAGAGATAATCAGATGGTCTATTTGAGAAATTTAAACCAGGATTGGTTGTCGAATTACCTGCAATCTTAAGAGATACTCTTTCACCACCTCTTAGTGGTAAACCATTATAGATTGATTGTCTTTCACCATCTGGATTTTTTGCTGATGGAATCGTATTACCATCATTTACAACTTGAATTCTTGCAGTAATTGTCGGTGAGAAAATGTCCTCATAATAGTCGATAGAAATCGCACCAGTTTTGATATCAACTGTTCTTTTACCGTCGTTTGATTGTAATATAAGTTCTTCAAATATAGACCTTTGAATAGACATTATAGGTAAGTTAAATCTAAGAGAAGTTTATTCTTCATAAAGTTATTTACCAAAGTAAATTCACTCACACCAGAAGAAAGTATATCACCACCACCAGCAGAAAATATCATTGGTGGAGACGATGGTTTTCTATCATCAATCACTACAACTTTTCTACCTTTCTGTTCAGTTGTTAAGTTTTCTAGAAGTTTACTAAAAGTTGTAATCGATGCAGAATCAATTTGAATTTCTTCATTACCAATTCTAACTGTTGTTGAATCGGATCCTACAAGAGGAGTTAATGGTTGTGGTGGTTGGGTTGGTTTGCCAGAAATTGCAGTAAATTGTGTACCAATCGAAAGAAATTTCAAGTAAGGTTCTGGATTAATTGGACCACCACCATCAATTCTAACTTCAAAATGAAGATGAATACCACTAGAACGACCTGTGTTTCCAATTTCACCTATCGTTTCTCCATTATATGGAGCACCATTCTTAACTGATATTTTTGCCAAATGTGCAAAAAAGAATTCAAGATTTCCTGAACGAATAATTACCAAGTAACCATAACCACCATCATTCCAACCAGAATAAGTAACTTTCCCAGTTTGTCCAAGTGATACATAATAACCTTTTTGACCTGATGTTCCAATATCAATACCTTTGTGCCTTCCACCCCTTGCAAGATATTCCCCTCTTCCACCACTTCTACCAACTCTACGAGTGCCTCCGGATGGTCCAGCAACATTAATTTCATCAATTACCGATGTTGGGATTTTTCCAGGAGTTGTTGGTTTGGGTTTTGCTACTGGTGGATTTAATCCAAAATCTGGAACATTAGCAGCACTAGTGCTTTTTCCTACATAAGAACTACCTCTATTAAAACCAAACGTTTGCCCATTTCTTGTAATATCATTAGTCATATCATTATATTTTCTTTCATGCCCTTGACTTCTGAAGTCTGGTCTATTACCAATAAACTTTGAAGCACTTTGTTGTATTGATTTATTAGTCAAAGCAGAAGTAACTTTATCTAAACCACTAACACTTGTGCCATTACCTGGATATTTTTTAATATGAGCAATTGCAGTTTCTCTATCTACAACTTTATTCCAAGCAGAATATCCACCAAATTTCGTTACTGGTTCATATTGTCCCTTCGCCAAAATTTCTTGTCTTGCAGTTCTCCCACTATATCCCATTCTATTATAAATTGATTGTGCTACATCAGCAGCACCTTGTGGATTTAAGCTTTCATAATGTGAAATTAATGAAAGTATCCAAAAATCTGGTCCACCACCAGTTGGTTGCCCACCAGGAGGAGTAGGTTGTTCGGGTTTTTTATCATAAGCACTTGGTTTTTGTGAACGAGATCCTATTGGTGGAATATCGAGAAATGGTTTGGTTAAAATTGAAAGAGCTTCCTCTAACTGATTACCCATCGTCATAATGGTTCCAGAAAGATCATCTAATGAAGATTTCAATCTTCCAGAACTATCAGTGAAATCAAATTGCTTAAGATTTGAAAAAGCAGCATTGAACAAACCACCAATGTCAAAAATAAAATTTTGAATAGTTGATCCAAATTTAGTCATTACTGATCCAGTTTCTCCAATTCTTCTTATAAGTTGATCACCAATTGCAACCCAGGTTGGTAAATTTCTAAGTGCCCATCCAGCAGCAAGGTAACCAAGAAAACCCATAATACGACTTGTAAAACTAGTATTATCGCTTCTTTGTGCAAGTAATGCTGGACCTCTATACCTGGTAACAACAGTAGGTGCCGAAATTATCTCTTGTGTATTTTTTCTTTTAGTATCTTGAATTCTTCTTTGTTTTAAAATTTTAATACTTGATGATATAGTTTTTCTATCTCTGTCTTTTTCAGACAAAATACCAGACATTCCACGTAAAGTTCTTTGAGTTAATCCAGCAGTATATTTTACAACTCCAAGTGTTTTTGAAATAGGAACTAGTGGATTTATTGCCATCTTACATTACCACATTATAATTGAGTTGTGAATATAGAACATAAAAATTATCAGGATTTGCAGAAGATATGAAAGGAATGTCTTCAGGTGAAGTCATTACAGGCGCCTGTTGTTCTTGTTGTCCAGAAACTGTAGACATCATTACAATATCTGGTTTTGGTTCTGGTAAAGTTAAATCTTTTGCAGGTGTTGGTGGATTATATGGTTGAACTTGAAGTGGAATAGGTTTTGGTTGTGCGGAAACCTCAGGTTTTGAAACATTACTTATTGGTGTAGTAACTGGTTTGGTGGATTCGGTAGACCCAGACATCAAAGCACCCATATTATTGATAAAATTCTGGGAACCCTTTGATAACTGTTCAAATGTTTGCCCTATATTAAAATCAATTTTAGGCATTGCAAAAGTCATTCCACTTTTTTGAGTAGCATCAAAAGCAGATTTAGCGCCAGCAGATCCAAGAAAATAACCACCAATACCACCAAAAAGAGACCCAGCAGGTCCAAAAACACTACCAGCAGCGGCACCAGTTAAAGCGCCAGTGGCAGCGCCTCCGACACCGCCAGCAACTGCTCTCTCAGGACTTTCTCCAGTAGCAATATCTATGCCAACTGCCGCTGCTGGTCCAGAAATACCTCTTAAAAGTTTTCCAAATGTAGATAGTGCCGCACCACTAACTGCTACTGCTGCCCCAGCAGCTTTAGCAGCACCCCCACCTCCTAAACTAAAAACCGACTTAAAAGCATCTGCAATTGCTTTAAAAGGTGAAGAAGCAAGTTTGAATATAATGTCCGAGACTTTCTTTGTGAGACCGGTAACAGATCTAAAAACAAATCCAAAACCAGAACCAAGAGATGATAATGCTCCAATTACTAAACGAAGTGAATTGGCAATTAGAGATTTAGTTCCATTAATAGTTTTACCTAGTACAGAAACACTGGAACGTAACCCTACAATACCAAGTGTTGAAATTGTACCAAATAATCCCTTTAATGCTTCACTAATTCCACCAAAAGTATTTGATATTTTATTTTCAACTTTTCTAATTGGAGATGCAATTGATTCCGCAACTCTTCTTTCAATTTCAGTTTCCTTACCAACTTTAATTTGTTGTTGGGTTAATGTTCTTTCTTTCTGTTCTTCTTCCCGTAATCTAATTCTTTCAGCAACTCTATCATTTTGAAGCAATCTGCCAATATTTGTTAGACCGGCATTCAGTCCAAAAATGTCCGAACGAATACCATCAATTTGACCTTGAATAGAAACTAAAGGTGAATTGTAGTTATCCATTGGTGCTTTGCTTCATATTTTCTTCTTCAATGTACTGTTGTAGTAAGGAAACGTAAACTTCTCTCTCCCACGGAATCATATTTTCTAGTTCCGTCAAAGAGTATTTATGATGCTGAATGAGAGCAAAGTTGGTCTTATAGTATGACGCAAGATCTTCATGCGCCATCGCTAGGCGAAAAAAGATGTTAAACCCTCCAGAACAACTTCATTTTCAACACCAGTATTTGGATTTGTAACTTTAAACTTATGAGAAAGTTTGGGCATAGTCTCAAAGAACTTTTCAATCTCTTTGAATTGTGAAGAAGTTAGTTGCTCAATAAATGCAGTAAGTTCTTTCTTCGTCACATCAGAAGAAGACCAGGACTCATCTTCACTGTAAATCTGCTCAACACAAGAACAAATCATATCAAAAGTATCATCAACACTTACAGATGATTCCAGAGCAAAGTTGGTTTTAATAAACTCTTGCATTGATGGATATCTCATACGAAGAGTTAATTTTGCGTCAAGTTTAATATCGCGAGCATGTTCTTCTTTAACAATAACTTTAATGTCGTCCAAATTGATACTTACAGGAACTTGAGTTACTCCATCATCTGGGCAAGTAATTAGAACTTCAACATCCTCACCAACAGACTTACCACGAATGTTTAGAAAAAGATACTCAATATCAAAAGTAGATAATTGATCTACTTTGATACCCTTAGACATAATACAATTTGAAATGACTGTTTTTACCGCCTCTGCAATTTGCTTTGGATCTTCACTTTCCATTGCAATTACTAGAATCTTTTCTTCTTTTACAAGAAATGGGCGATACTTAATTGTCTTTTTTATAGAAGGAATTTCCAACTCATACGTTGGTGTAGCGATTGTTGGTAAAGGCATAATAACCCAAAAAATTCAGTTAAAAGTATTTATTTCCTTCCGTAAAGGTATTCGTAGAGAGTTTGATTTGATGGTGTGAGTTCTACTCCACCAGAAGGAAGTGAACCAGGAGATCTTGGAATAAGAATCGGTTTTTCTGGTTGTGGTGGTGGAGGAGATGATTGTGTGACATCATTATTGTTATTATCGCCTCTAAATTCATTTACACTATTTGACCTACCAGCAATATAGCGATCAAATTTAAAAGTTACACTAACTTTAAGAATTTCTGAGCTTACATATGATACTGAGATTGGACTTATATCAGATGGAAATAACCCAATAAATTTATATTCAATTTGCTGATCATAATCCCTATCAAATTTAATAATTCTTGTTGAATCTGTTTTATAATTTTCAGGGTACTGCATTCTAACAAAATATCCTTGATTATTTTGATTTACTCTTTGATTATCACCTATTTCATTATTAAAAGAACCACTTGCGATAAACTCCATCCACCCTTCAAAGAATTTTACAATCTTGTAGTCACTGTCAACATAAAAATCTAATGCTATCGTGCTGTATACTCGATTAAAAGCAATGTTTTCATAAACCCCAGTATAGTTACCATCAATTAATACCGTACTCAAACTTGTTGTTGGTAATGCGGCAGAATAACATAAAAGACCACTATTCTCAGTGACAAATAGGGGAGATATTCCTTTACGGACCAGATATGTTCTTAAAGGTGTAGGCAACCCACCAAAAATAATCTGATAATGCGAAGTCTGTGCTAGATTTGAAACTATTGGTTTAAAATCAGATATCCTGCGGGGTTGTACCACTCTAAATATCCTATATGAGATTTATAGTATAGTTATTTAGATGTCGTATAAAGGAAAATATAAACCATCATTCCCACAAAAATATAAAGGTGATGCAACAAATATCATCTACCGTTCCTTATGGGAACGTAAGTTCTGCGTTTATTGTGACTTAAATGAAAACATTATTGAATGGGCATCAGAAGAAAAATGTATTCCATATCGTTCTCCCATAGACGGTAAGATACATCGATATTTTCCAGACTTTCTTATCAAAGTTAAAGAATCAAACGGCACAATCAAAAAGTATATGATTGAAATTAAACCAAAAAAGCAGACTTTACCTCCAATCAAACCTCAACGACAAACTAAAAGGTATATCAGTGAGGTTTATGAGTATGCTAAAAATCAATCAAAGTGGGAAGCAGCAAGAGAATGGTGTGCTGATAGGGGGTATGAGTTTAAAGTTATTACTGAAAAAGAACTTTTTTAATAATAAATAATGCCTAGAAAGTCTCTTAAAGATAGAGGAAAAGTAAATCGTATCGCTCCATTAGTTAAAAAACTAATCGGAACAGAGTCTGCTGACGATTTAATGCTTGAACTAATGAGCATCTTAACAGAAACAAGAAACCCTCCAGTTGCAGGAAAGTTTTATATTTTTGTATATAATGCTAAAACTCTAGGTGTAAGGTATGACCAAAACCCACTAGTAGCTGTAACTGATGTTTATAAATGGGGTTTCAAAGGTATTAATTTTCACTGGGGAGAATCTAGACAATATACTTGGGATGAGGTTGCTGGTGGTTTATATGAAGTTTATCAACAAGAAATTACAGATTTGAGAAGATTGCCTTTTAGTAATATTAGAACTAAATAATTAGAAAACATAAATGGAAGCAAAGCCAGCTTTAAGATATCCACTTAAAAAAATTACCGATTCTGATGATTATTTAAAGATTGATATTTTGGAATATAAACCCCCTGGTTTTAGCAACCAACCAGATTCTTTTGCATTGAATACTTCAGATCAAACTTATGCAAATATAGGCGTTAAAGATATTTTAGATACAATTTTTCTTCCTATTCCAGACAATCTTCAAGATAGTAATTCTGTAAGCTGGGGTTCTGATTCATTAAATCCTATTCAAGCGGCGGCAGGTAGTCTAGGTTCAGCAGTAGTTAAAGACGCCTTTACAGGAAATACAAAAAATATTATTGATAAAGTTCTAAAAGGTGCAACAAATATAGGTGAATTTGCTAAAACTGGATTAGGTCAAGATGTAATTGCAGCGGGTGCTGCTGGTTTTGCTGCTCAAGCATTATTAGGAGTAGATAATGTCTCATCTTTTATAAGAAGACAATCTGGTGTTGTTGCAAATCAGAATTTAGAACTTCTTTTTAGTGGAATTGCAATTAGACCAGAATTTTCATTTGCATATGATTTAGTTCCTAGGTCAAAAGACGAAAGTGAGATGGTTAAACAAATCATCAGAAGATTTAAATATCATAGTGCAGCAAAAAAGGGAAGTGCTACCTTTGGACCTGGTGCTGGGTTATTCTTAAAAGCACCAAACGTTTTCAAAATTACGTACAGAAGTGGTAATCGAGACCATCCATTCCTAAATCGTTTTAAAGTTTGTGCATTAATTGGAATGTCTGTTGACTATGCTGCATCAGGAACATACGCAACTTACCCAGATGCAACACCAACACATATGAGAATGGGTCTTACATTTAAAGAACTCACACCAATTTACAGAGAAGATTATGAATCTGGTATCGGAAGAGATGGAGTAGGATACTAATGACTTACTTTAGAGAATTACCAAACCTAGAATATCAATCATTCTTACCTGATAGCAAATCATCAGATCAGTATTTAACTGTAAAAAATCTTTTTCGTAGAGTTAAACTTCGCGATGATTTACAAAATGTATTTACAGTTTTTGATAAGTACCAAATTGTTGATGGCGCTCGTCCAGAAACAGTTGCAGAAGAACTTTATGGAAGTACTCAATACGACTGGGTAGTCATTGTAAGTGCTGGTATTACTCGTATTAGAGATGAATGGCCACTATCAAGTAAAGATATCTATGATTATTCTTATGAAAAGTATGGTAATGATTTAAATGCAATTCACCATTATGAAACTACCGAAGTTAAAGACTCTCAAAACAGACTAATTCTACCTGCTGGTAAAGTAGTTGATGCCAACTTTACAATTCCAAATCCAAGTCTTCCAACAGCAACATTAAATCCAGTAACTGGCGTAAGTAACTATGAATATGAGGTTGCTAAAAATGAAGAAAAAAGAACAATTTATGTTTTAAAACCAATCTATCTACAACAAATTATCAATGATACAAGAAAAGCGATGACTTATGATAAATCATCGCAGTATGTAGATAATAGATTGATTAGAACTGAAAATACTAAAGCATCAAATCCATTTTAATTCTAGATTCTTATCAAACATCATCACATATCGGTGCTTGCGGGAGCGGTCTTTCCATTCTCCTTCAGCACCTTTTACTTTTCCACGAGAGTGTTTAGTTCCGTCTGAATAATAGAAATCTTTTTTAGGGTCTGTGAGACCTACATACTTAAAGTTACAAGCACGATAAATTGTACCAGAATGGTAATCTGAATCAGCATAAGAAATGATTGCTTTAACTTCAGTATCTTTCCGAAGTTGTCTAATCGCTCGTGACACAAACCAAGAAGTGATGTTATATTCGCATGACTGCGTACTAGGTTCGATGCAAAGTCTTGAGAGTTCGAAGAGTCCTTGTTGTTCATTTCGTTCTAATCCAAAAGCACCTTGTGCTATTTCTGGTACTGGTAAGTTTGTAAAAACGCAGGCACCTAATGATCCGCCAATATTCATTATATCTGTAAAAGATTTTTTATACAAAGAATAATTATATCCGCTTTTGAAATCTTTTGATATATCTTTAAGATAATGATGATTATATAATAATTCTTTTATTTCTGATTTTGGAACTTTTTGAATATAATAATCACTTTTCATAAAAAACACTATACTTGTAAATATAATATTTTGATCTACCAGTCATTTTTACAGCATCTTTTATGCAATCATATACTACACCATTATAGCATAGTTTTCTCGCTCTTGGATTTTTGCCTCCCATTATATCTGAATTTTGAATACCATTATTCCAAGGTTTTCTTCCCTTACAAGAATCACTTATTTTTTTCCTAACTTCTGGTCTTTTAGTCGGATTTTTATCTCCAACTAATTTTCCTCTTGCCCTTAAACCTTTTTCTATATCCGATTGCTTTCTTTTTTCGGTCATAGTTTTTGGAGTTCCTCTATTTGCTTCTGCAATTTTTCTTTTATGAGATTCGGATAAAGGTTTTCCAAGTCTTGCTTTTTTTCTGTTTTGAATATCTTGTTCGGTCATTACTTTTTTAGAGCATCCTTTTCCACCATCAGTTTTGTTATGAAGAATACCTGTTCCTAAATCTTTTCTACCAAAGATTGAAATCATATAAATTTCGTGTCTAAATGCCTCTTCTTCGGAAAGATTTTTCTTTAAGAATAAAATTCTCTTTTTTGATGGTGGATAAAAACCACTATGCTTTAAAAATGCTCTTCTACCCTTTCCTTTCCCAATATAGTAAGGAGTTCCATCTTCACGCAAGTATGCGTAAGTGTAGTATTCCATCTGCTTCTAAATTAAGGTCGCAATAGTATTTATAATAAAATAGGGTGGATTTCTCCACCCTTCTCTAAAAGTGCGACCTTATTAGAGCATTAATATTTAGACATCAATCATCAGATGCTAATTTTGCGAAATACGACAACGCATCATCGTCCTCATCTTCCTCAACCGCAGCAGCACGGCGGGTGGGTTGAAGATTGTTGAGTTCGGTGCGAAGATCTTCATCAAGATCTTTCGCAGGACCACGGGAATAGGTCTCTTCTTCAGCAACTTCTTCATCCACACGGCGGGAACCTTTGGAACCCAACACATAGTCAAGACGCTTCTTCAATTCATCATAAGACTTGAACTGATCAGCAGCAACAAGTTCAGCAAGAGAATATTGCTTCTTCCAGATTGCTTCCATTGCATCATCGTCGTCCAGCAAAGCACCTTGTGCGGCAAACTCACTGGAATCATAGTTGCGATAACCAGCAACGTTCTTTGCCTTCAGTTTGAAGTTAGCACCTTGCCAGAAATCAAACGGATCAATTGCTTCCTCATCTTCAAACTCAGGTTGCATTGCAGCAGTCAGTTTGTCAAAGATCTTCTTACCAAACTTATACAGGAAGACCTTACCTTCGTTGGAGGGATTAGCAGGGTCCTTCACAACGTAAATGTTGGAGATATAAGTCAGTTTACGCTTCTGCTTGCGGGCAAGTTCCTTACCAGCATCAGTGCCGTTGTTCCAGAGTTCAGAGTTCAGTTCCGACACAGGATCCTTCTGACCCAGAGTAGTCAAACTTGATTCTATATACCATCCGCCAGGACCTTGAAATGCGTGACTGTAGAGTTTCACGAATGGTAGGTCCTCACCATTCGGAGCAGGAAGAAAACGAATAACAGCGAATCCATTACCTGCTTTATCACATTCTAAACGCCATACACGTTCATCGGAGGAAGAACTTGAGGAATTCATCTTCTCAACTTCCTTAACAAGTTTGGCGGTAAGATTACCGAGTTTGGATTGTTTTTTAAGATTTTGAAAGCTCATTTTGGATTACTTTGGATAAATTGGATTTGTCGGATTTGGTTTTGCGACAACTTTATTATAGAAGACCTATAAAGGGATGTCAAGCCCTGGTCCAACCTTTATGCTGTTTTCTGCCATACTTTCCTCTTAATGTAGAAGTCATGGCACCTTGATCTAAATTATTTTCAATACAAAATTGTTTTAAGTTTGTTGTAGTATGAATTTTTCCAGTAGGATCTTTTAACCTCCAAGTAATTGGATTTTTAATGTACTTATTTTTTCTTGATATTCTACCGTGTAAGGAGCACAAAGAAATATTTTCAGATTGAGTTCCCCATTTCAAATTATTAATATTATTATTTTTTGGATTATCATCTAAATGAAGAACATTTGGATAATTGTTTGGATTTTCTAAAAAAGATTTTGCTACTAAACGATGAATATATGAAGAAACCCATTTTCCTTCATCACTTTTAATAGATACAAACTTATATCCACAATTATTTTCATAAGAATTTATATAATCTTTTTTAGATAAAGAAAATACCTTTCCAGTATCTTCAATAAGATAATTAGAAAATCCTTCTATTTTATTAAACATATTAGTTAGTGTCTTTTACTATATTTATTTAGTAAATGACATTATTATAGCAAAGATACCCTCAGCGGTCAATGAATTGCTTGAGAGACTCAATGGTTTTAGTCATACTGCCAAATAATATACTCATATCAGTTTCTGGGGGAAATCCCATCAGTGCCACTGATTTGCGTAGGTTCTCTTTCATTTCAATCGCCTTTGGATCATCTGAAAGAGATAACCTAGTATACATCACTCTTTGCTTTTCTAGCAAGAGTTCAAGTTTTTCAATGTGTTCCAGTTTGGTCTCGCGGGACATTGCACCAAAAGTAAGAATACTTCCGTAAATTTCTTCTTGCAACTTGTTAATTTCTTTCAGTTCATCCTGAATAATATTGGAGTCAAAAAAGTTACTCATCTATAATTGTCCTTAAAATCTTTTTAAACTGGAATACATCCGTATTTAGGAATGGTGTATATTTTTTGATTTTTAAACTTACGGTTTCCCACACTGGATCTAGCAATTTCTTATCAAAATCTTTTGAGAAATGGAATATTTTTTCGTAGATTGTTAAGGTTTCTAGCGACAATTGCCCGCTTAGAAACTTTTTGAGGACTGGTGGATGCCCTTTGGAACAATTCAAGGCATCCTCTAATTTGGTCTCCAAGAAGAATTCGTTGCTTTGTTCCTTGAATAAGTAAGTCAAACTCTGTTGTCTCCGCATCCAATCTGCGTAAGTCCTTTCTCCAGAGTTGATAATTTCTCCAATCCATATTTGATTTACGCTAGTAGATTCTACAAAGTTTGCAACCAAGAAATTAACAATCTCTTCGTCCTTATACTTTCGACTTGTTTTTTCGAACCAGTATTTATCGGTTCGACGGTTAAACGATGTTACAGACGCACGGACTTTTTTATTATATTTGAAGTAATCATATTTTGGATTACTAAAATGCGATTTCAAAGCAAGGTATTCACAATAAACTTGATATGGAGACACCTTCAATTTATTACATTACAATCGTATGTATCATACCACGCTTCTGGAGTGAAGTCAATCTGCCTTTTCAAGTTTTTTCTGGTGATAAAGTTCTCGTTTGCGTTGATTTAATCTATCTTTATTTTTAGCACGCCAAGCACGCTCTGTCTCACGACGCCTCTCTATTCTTTTGTCTCTCCACGCTTTCACCCTCTCTGGGTTTGCGTGGTAATATTTCTTATTATACTCACGCATATATTCTTTCTTATGCTTCTCACGCAATATAGGGTCAAGCGGCAAACTTGAGCCATTTTTTCCGCCATCGTGTATATTAATTAGTATTCCACCATCACATTTTCTACCATAGACAGAGATTAACCATTCTTCGAATATGTAGGCATCTTCTTCAATATCAAAATATTTTATAATCTTAATTCTGTCTTTATCGACAGGGCATATATCTCCGCCACCTCTAATATGAGGATTATAGCACCTTCTACCAATACCTTTACCAACATAATAAGGAGTCATATCCTCTCTCAAATAGAGATAAACGTAATACATTTCTGCTCTTAACTTAGGTGACATAAGTATTTATACAAGAAAAGGGCATCAAGTGCCCTCCTCTACCTGAAAAGTGTCACCTAAGTCAGGCATCATTATTTAGTTATAATCACAAAGGCAATTTTGCTCTCGATGTTTTTTTCATAAAATTAAGATTGATAGCATCATATTTCAATCTTTCTTTCAGAGGTTTTGAAATAAGTTTTGTTACTGAATCTACCTCAAGATTATTGATTTCACAATAATGACAAATAGCATCAATGTAATTCATATTTTCACTTGACACAATGTGCTCTATTTCAAGAGAAAACTTGGAAGGTGTAAGAAACTTATTTTCTATAACTTGTTCTAATTCTTTATTTGGTTCCATATGATTCCAGTTTATCTCTAACAAACTCTCTAATGTATTCGGTGAGTAGTTTGATGTACTTTGATTTGTCTCTTTCTTCATAGACGACGCATTCTCCATTTTCGCAAGCCATAATGATTACAAGTTTTTTAACTGAAATACCAGTCAGTTCGTAAAGCATACACCCATATGCCATACATTGAACAAAATAATGTTCGATCCACTCGCGTGGTTTTGGTTTTTTAGAAGTCTTGAAGTCTATGATTGCCAATTCGCCATTGTATTCTGCAATACAATCGACGGTTCCCGCAATACCTAATTGCTTACTATATAGGGAACCTTCAAGAGCGTGAATATTATTTATATTCTTGAGAGTTGACTTAGAAATATTGAACAGAAACTCTGAGATTGGAAGAATATCCGTAGGAAGATCTTGATTTTTCAGAAAATACTCTGTAAGAGTATGCATATCCGTACCACGACTTGTTGCAAGTTTTGTGATACGGTCTGCTTCCTTATCTCCAACTTTCTTACGCCACTTCACAAAGATTTCTTTGTTAAAATGACTTGTAACAGAAGTAATTGAAACAAGTTTGAGTAGTTCTTCTTCCTCTGGAATTGAATAATATCGAACACCATCTATAGTCTCCCGTTCAAGTTTCGGAAGAATCAAATCAACGTGATTGAACATTAAAAACCTGCTTCTAGTTTTGCAATAATATATTCCTTGACAAGTCCAGAACGAACAATATCATCAACACCAAACTCAATTATATCAAAAGATGGCATTTTACGCAAGACTGTCATAAAATCTACAATACCATTTCGCTCATTGGTCTTTTGTAAATCTGATTGGGTAGCGTCACCACAGAACATAATTTTTGAGTTTTCGCCAACACGAGTGATAATGGAATCAAGCTCATGATATGACATGTTTTGGAACTCATCTACAATAATGATAGAATTATCAAGCGTGGTTCCTCTTAAGAATGAAGTACTCCAGAACTTAATTGTTTCTTGAGACTTTAAGTTGCCGTAAAGCATCTCGAACTCAGCATCAGAAGGCATTTGGAACATATACTTCACCATATTCTTATAAGGAATCTGGTAGATATCTGATTTGTCCTCATAGGAACCAGGAAGAAAACCAATTTCTCTGGTGGCAACTAAAGAACGAACGAGATAGATTTTCTCATAAGGAGTTCTTTCATCAAGAACTTCACGAAGAGCATTATAAAGAGTGATGAAAGTCTTACCTGTTCCTGCACATCCATAAGCAACTAAATGCTTTTGTTTTGAATAAGATTCAAAAAGTTTTCTTTGATTGTCTGTGAGTGGGTCAATATCTAACAGATATTCACTTCCGAGTGCCTTCTTTCTTTTCATTTGACGGGTTGTAAGACCAACACCGATTGGTTGGTCATTCGTCCTTTTTCTTCTTGCCATATTAGAGTTTCTTTACGGTTGAACCAGGTGCTTTTGATGCTTTCTCTAGGACAGTATTCCACGAAGGGTGTTTTGAGGTTAATTTATTCCTCCACTCACCAACTTCCCCTGGTGTAGCACATCCTTGACTCCAATCTCTGGTCCAGTCAGGATTGTCCTTATACCATTGCATAATATCATTGACACTCATTTCAATGACTTTCGTTTCACCTGTTTCTTTGTTAATAAGAGGATAAATTGCCATAAGTTATAATTTCAAGATAATTTATTTATTGTTTAAGTTTAATGATACTTTATTGATATGATTTGTAAATTCTTCAATAGTTAAATCCCACTTCATTATGTTGCAAATTTTGCAACAAGGAACACAATTATCTTCCGTATAATGACCATTCTGCTTCACCACCTAATGCTTCATAGCAAGTGGGAAACTGTTCGGCAAAAACTGCTTTACACGCCTTAGCAATGTCCATATGCTCTTTCTGTGTTCCCGATTTTTCGCGGAGAGCAATGTATGTTATCCAGCTACGACAAGAACCCGTCATATAAATGCGCGTAGGGGTCGCCAGAGGCAGTACAAAGCGAGCACACTCTTTGGCAATGCCGTGATCCAGAAGTTCTTTGTAGAGGCGCATAGAGTGTGCAAAATGGTCTTGGATCTTGCTCTGCAATGTCAGTTTCTCATACTCAGGAACATCATCAATCGAGTTCTGACGATTCTTAGTGTCTTGACGACGCAACTCTGGAATAGGAATATATTCAGAAATCAGAGAACTATCGGCATAACGCTGCGAAAATTCCTGGAATGTGAATGAACGATGACGCAAAATTTGAGCAGCAATACCACGGGTAGTTTCAATCTCCAAAGTCATAGTAGACTGCTCAAACACAGACCAATGATTATGCTTAATACAATAAGCAAGCAACTTGGCATAGTTCTCGTTGTCCTGATTAGCAGGATTAGAGACTCGTGCAATAAATGCCATTGTCTTTTCTGCATCTGGTGTTACGCTAATGAGTTTTACTGTCATTTCTTTCCAAATCCTTTTGTTGTTTTTGCTTCTAGTTCTGCGAGTTCTTCTTTTACAAGTCGCAGTTGTTTTTTCATTTCTATAAGTTGCTCTGCTGAATATAAGTGGTCTTGTTTAGTCATTCTTTCAAGCAACTTTACAAGTTCTCTTGCTCTACTAGTCATCATCATCCTCAAAAATTTCGTCGTAGTCTAAAATCTGTCTATTTTTTCCATTTGGTTCTGTGTGGGGGTATGCAGAAACATCAGAATAAATCTCTGCCTTCAAAGAGTCTAGCAAAAGTTCTAGATTACGAACAATGAGTTTTAGTTTGTCTCTGTCCATAAAATACCATTCTCTTGAGATATTTTAACATAAAAAAAGGAGGGGATCAACCCTTCCTCATATCAATCTTTACCATATTCAGTTCTTCAGTCGAATTTTGGGTCTATTCTACACTCTTTTGGTGAGATTTGTTTAATCTCCCAAATGAGATCATTACGAGTTTGTTTTGGCATCTCTGCTGTAAAAACTCGTTTGGAAATCAATTGTGCTTGCAGACAAGTTAAAATAAGTACTTCCATAGATGAATGATGAGAGTATCATACTCCCTTTCGCGGGTATTTAGTAAACTTTACTTATATAATACAATATAATTTTAGAAAACTTAATGCCTCAAAAATTTTGCCGGAAAAATTTCCCCCGATCTGGGAAATCACTTTCGCTTTTTCTTTTCAGGTGATTTATATCCCCAGAGTTTTGGGTTGATTCTACCATACCCAAAACTCATGCTCTGCAGGTTCTCACGAAATTTATCCCAGTACATATCAAACAAACGAATTTTTGTTCCCCTAGTAAGGTCAAAACAAATTTTATTATCTACAACATATTCAATAATATATGCATCGTTCGGTGCTTCTTTAGTACAAACATCATCATACGAACCATTTTCAATCATAATTTCACAACCGTAGCGTGACTTACAGGTTTCTCTCTCTGCTGATGTCCAATGGTCCATATGCTTTTCCCGTGTTTTATCAATAACTTGACTCACGAACGTCCTCCCCATGAAATATCTGGATATGCTTCTACAACAACTTCTTTTGTAATCTTATACTTTTCACCAAGCTTTTTATCTTTTACAAGACAAATAATTTCTGCTTCAAGTGGATGAAGTCCTTGAAGAAGATTGATGAACATTGATTCTCTACGAATGTTGTTAAGACCATCATTACCACCTTTGATAAAGTGATAGAAGTTCTTATATTCTTTACGAATTGTAGTGTGTCCTTGTTTATCAGTAGACCCTAGAGAGAAGGATCCAGTTTCATGCATTCTGCGAACTTCTTCTGTAATCTTTGTAGAGAGATTGCCAGAATGGACAGTTTGGTCTTCAAATGCAGAATATGGTACTGGTCCTTCAGGTAGCATTGAAATTATACTCTCATCAAAGTTCCAAATCATAATCGATTTGATTGAAAGATCCTCATATTTTTTGAAGAGTTCTACCTTTTTAGCGTTAGACCTTTGGCGCGAAATCAGGTCTAATACTTCAAAAATAAAAGGATTTTTTGGTAAATTGTCAACCGCCGTAGCTGGAGTAGTTTTCTTTGCCTGAACTACTTTTGCTTTTGTTGCTGCCTTTTTTGTTGTTGTCGTTGTCATATGAATTCAAAATCTAAAATGATTATACAGTATTTAGTTATTCTTCCTCATCTTCATCTTCATAGTCTTCAAAGTAATCAGGATTAAAACTGATTGCTAAAACTTCATCAGGGATTACATTACCTTTGCTGTCAAAGAATTCTGGATGAAGTTTTGGACGATCCTGATAATTCATCATGTATTCTCTGGCAACCCAACCAGTTACAATCCCCACTACAAGAAACAATATGGTTAAAAAACAACCGAAAACTAGACTAGTTGCTAACATTTCTTTTTCTCCGGGAAACTACTTTTCTTTTCCTTGACATAAAGGAAAATTCAAAATAGATGGTTACTTCCCGATTCAGAAAGCAAACCATCTTTTCAAAGATGATATGGAAGGGCTGAGTTTGCTTTCTTTTACCTCCATGAAGAATAAGTTCAATACCACGATTTCTGTGGTCTTCCTTTTTATTTATGTCAAGATTTGATGATTTGTTGTTCCTTGAGGAATTTGATTGTGTCAACGGATCCTCCTAATTTTTTATCATCACAGACAACTTGTGGAAATGTAGAGTCATTACCAAACTCAGCATAAAACTCATCTTTGGTAAAATGCTCATTCAAATTATAAACCACAAAGTTACTTCCTGTCAACTCTAACACTTGTTTAACCTTATAGCAATAGGGGCAATTTTCTTTGGAATATACTGTGAAATTCATAGTTTGTTATAATTTTATAATAATTTATAATAGAAAAAAAGGAGGGTTTAAACCCTCCCCATTAACCACCAACTTACCTCTCCCACCACAGAGAGGATCTTTCATTCTCAAAGATACAAAGATTTGAAAGACTTGAATATTATAAGGTATTTTGAGTCAGGTGTCAAGCAGGTTGAAGACTGGCAATGTACTCTTGACAAGCAACAATGTCTGCCTCCAATGCTTCAATTTGCTCTTGAATTTGAGTGTACTGTTCAGTCTCTTCTTCAAGAGTTGCAAGGTTTTCTTGAAGTTGTGAAAGATACTCATTATTATTAGCAATTCTTGCCTCGTGAGCAGCAATGTCACCCTCTACAGTATAAGGATCTGGAACAGGATGAGTAATTGTTGCTTCAATCTCATAATCATTTCCGTGCTCTGCAATGAGAGCATCAACTTCCTCAAGAGTATACCCAGTTTGATTATTACTATCTGTAGTCAAATAGTAAAGATGTGCCAAAGGTAATGTGAGTGTTGTCGTTTCAGTTGCCATAATTCGTAATGTTTTTTCTATTTATTTATCAATAGGTTAGATGTTGAAGTGCTACTTTATGTTGTTCGGTAATTAAGAAAGGTTGTGAAGAAACTTTTTGAAAGACTTCAAAAATATCATTACGATTTGTTTTCCAGTGATGCCCACCACCATCATTTCTTTGTTGGAAACTCGTCCTTTCTTGATGCCTTGTCACCATTGTTTCAAAATCGAAACGATGTAAATGAGCAATGTATAAGTCCCGATGATAATTATTGTTTCTACCTTTGAGACTATGAAATCCCCAATTCCATTCAAGAGGAACCTTACTGATTAAGGTTTTATCTTCTGCAGCATCCTTGTACCAAAAATTTCTTTTCTCAAAAATACAATCACCAGGAGAAAGTGCTAACTCATTTTGAGTATCTTGAATCACACTATAACCACTACAAGTCGCATACAAATCATCACCTTGAACAAAATCATTTAGAGTTTCATTCAAAGGTTTCTCAAGAGAATATAAAATCTCATCACTTTCAGCAAAAATTACACATTCATATTCTCGAAGAAGTTCTCTTTGAAAATCTTGTGCGGTTTTAACTAACCATTCGTGGTCATTGACATATTCGTTTGAAACCAGACGAACATTCACTGGAAGATTTGATGTAGAACCATCCGTAGAAGAATGGTCTAGGACATAAATGTCTTCATTCGCAAAGTATTGTTGATAGTGTCTCAACCAAATTGGTAGAAAAATACTTTCATTTTTAACTGTGGTGAAAACAGCACACTTTTTTTTCATTTACAATCTCCAAACTTATTCATTGCGGACTTAATCACAGTGTCCATATCCATATACTTATACTCAGCAAGTCTACCACCAAATATAAAGTTTGTCAAAGAAGATGATTTATTTTTATAGTTTTCATAAATCATTTGATTTCTTTTATCGTTAATTGGATAATAAGGAATCATTCCTTCTTGATATTCTTGTGGATACTCATAAGTAATCACAGTTTTTGATGATTGGGTCTTTTCAAAATGCTTGTGCTCTAGGATTCTTGTGTGAGCAACTTCACTGTCGCAATAATTAATCACAGCATTGCCTTGAAAATTGTCAGTATCTTTAATTTGATGCTCAAATCTCAATGAACGATACTCAAGTTTCCCAAACTCGTAATCAAAGAACTCATCAATACAACCAGTATAAACAACTTGGTTTGCTAGTGAATTGAAGTGATTTCTATTCGAAAGATAATCGATATTCAACTGAACTTCAATACCATCAAGCATCTTTTGTATCATTGAAGTGTAACCACCGATGGGTATTCCCTGATAAGTATCGTTAAAATAATTATTGTTAAAAGTAAATCTTAATGGAAGTCTTTTGATAATAAAAGATGGTAATTCTGTTGCAGATTTACCCCACTGCTTTTCGGTATAACCTTTAATAAGAGTTTGATAAATGTCCTGTCCTACAAGGGATAATGCTTGCTCTTCAAGATTTGTTGGAGTTCCTTGAAACTTTTGTTGTTCTATAATTTCTTTTGCCTGGGATGGGGTTGTAACACCCCACAACTCATAGAAGGTATTCATATTAAAAGGAAGTGAATATAATTTTCCTTTTGAATATGCTTTAGGTGAATTGATATAGTTGTTGAATTCAGTAAAACGATTGATAAAGTTCCAGACTACTTTGTTGTTTGTGTGAAAAATATGAGCACCATATTTGTGAATGTTTATTCCTTCTACATTTTCAGTATAGCAATTACCACCAATATGAGGTCTCTTATCAATCACTAAACAAGACCTGCCAGAATCAGTGGCAAGTCTTGCAAATGTGACACCAAATAATCCAGCACCAACAATTAGATAATCATACAATCAACCTTTCCTCCAAAGTTGTTTTGAGAATTGAACCCAATCTTGAACTCTGGTGTCCCAACTGTAATACTGATTGCATACTTTTACCTGAAGAGTATTATCAAACTTACCTTCACGATACTCGGTAATCGTTCTCTTGAGTTCTCTTGCAAATCGTTCAATATGTTTTTGACGATCAGGAATAAAACCATACTGTCGTGCAAAACCTAGACCAGTTTCGGGAAGTGCAGCAAGATTACTAGAAAGAACAGAACATCCAGCACACAATGCTTCAATCATAGAAATACAGGAGGTTTCCATAAAGTATGTTGGATAGGCAAAGATGTGAGTATTCATCAGTTGCTCTCTCACTTTAGAATTATTCGTGCGAGTATGACGAACAACTCTCTTATCCTCATTTGCAAGTTTCAAGCAATAACGAAGGAATTGTTGTTCTTGCTCATTAACGTGTGAGTATTCATAAGTTTGTAGACCTTGATGATACTGTTTGATTCTTTCGTCAGGATCAATCTCGTGGAAAACGTGAAGTTCAATATCTTCTTCTGGAATAAGTCTAAGTGATTCCAAAAGAATATCAAGACCACGAATGGGATTTGAATGAAACATCAAGTTAAGTTTGTTTCCTTCTGGTTTCTTGTGAGGTTCAAATGGTTGTGTTGCATTCTTAAGTACATAACACTTCTCTGCGGGCAGTTGGAACCTTTCCATAAACCTTTCATACTGCCAATCAGACACGAATACATATGCCTTAAAATGTTTTAAGAACTGCTTGTCCAGTAGTGTCTCAAGACCATCTTCCATATGATGCATATGCACCCAAACTAGATTTGAACTGTCTGGGGACAAAGTATTATCACCTGGAAGAACACACCAATGCCAATCGGCAAGATCTGGTGCAGCAGGCAAAACCAAGTCCTGCCAAGCACGACCCATAAGTTCCGTACCACCAACTCCATCAGGATTTAAAGTTGCTTCCAGAAGAGGAGGCATATTATTATGTAAATATTCTGGTTTTGTAACTACTGTTTCCGTCATTTCATAAAACTCCTGTGAAAATGTTTTCGTTATAACTCTTCTTAAATCTTCTGGAAAATTTAAAAAGTTATAGTTGTGAAATTTTTTGTTTTCGTGCTTTCTATTTAAAATATCAGTTTTGTTTTGAATAGCATCTTGAATACTTTGCTGATTATTTACTTCACCATTATTAAATTCTTGGTGTGCATAAGAGTTCAACTTATCTTGAATTTGTTTGATGCCACCAAAGAATGTGAAGTGCCATCCAGCATTCTCAAAGAAAGGAAACTCATAAGAACGACCTCTCAAAAAGTCTGCATCAGTTTTAGATGCGGTCTCAACATTCGTGAATACAGTTCCACCCCAAGTGCTGTTCTCGTAAGTGAAGAAATTATAATAGAAGTTATCACATCTCGCAAGAGCAAGTTTGTTCTCGGGAAGTCCATTTTGTTTGAGATGTTGAATCAATTCCTTGCGGGGAATCTCATCAGCATCACTCAACATAAACAAATCATCAGGAGAGAAGTTCTTAAGACCCTCTAGTATGTGATTTCTTTGACCTCTCTCTAGTTTCCAGAACCCAGATTCAAAATTACATTCTTTTTTATTTGAGAAATCATAATCACTAATATCTGGTTCGTAATGAACTGAAATGATTTTAGAACGAAGTTCTTCATCAAACTCATTAATGATTGGATTAAGATAATATGGTTTTTCTTTACCAGAGTGTGTGTAATTACATTCACTAATGATAAAATAATCTACAGTATCTCGTAAGTATTCTAATCTTAATTTAAGAATATCAAATTCATTAAAGAATGAAAATCCATCTATAACTTTCATTCAAGAACCTCCTTTAAGAATTCTTCCATTGGTGATTTCTTAAAGATTTCAAGACCCTTTTCTGCTTGAGCATCAAGTTCTTCTGGTTTCTTGAGAAGTTTGTATGCAGTATCTACGAAACGATTGTATGTCGATTCAAATACTGTGCCTTCCATATAAGCAGGAAAATCAGTATCTGGATTTCTTTCAGTAAGAACAGGAACTTTATTTTGAATCAAATGGGACACACGAATAATCTCAAAAATTTGATTATTCATATTATGAAGATTGATGACTAGTTTTGCTCGTTTAATATACTCATCTCTATCGTCACCATAAGTGCTTTGAATATGTACAAAGTTAAGTTTAGGATTATTCTCAAACTGCTTTAGGATATGAGTTCTTCTTTCTGTGGGGCATCCGTAGAAAAGAATGTCAATGTCTCTGTCCTGTGGTTTGTTGCGTTCAAAGTAAGTAATTTCTGGAACATAACCAACCTTACAATGCTTTATGTTCTCCACTCCTGCTTTGCGAAGAACTTCAGCATTTCTCATTGAATAGTCCCATACTTCTAAACCACGATACTTACGACACCAACGAATACACTCTGGACCATCTTTCATTTGCTCCAAAGAATAGATGATAGTATCTTTTGGAATATCGTGCCTCACCACATCTACAGGGCAGTGATGCATTCCAAAGACAATGTTTCTTCTACCAGGAACAAAATCATTTACACTATTCGTTACATCGTGCCCCAAACATTGAAGAGAAAAAAACATTGCTGCTTCAATTTCATGAAACACTTGCGAATGAACATAAAATCCATTGTCAGGAACAATTCGTACTAAATTAAATTTCACGGATAAACTCTCCAAAATTCTTTTTGATTTCACTGATAAGATTTATATCTCTAGAAACAACTCCTAATCCATTACAGTGACCGAAGTTTGTTTTTGGTAGATTGATTTCTTTGAAGAACCTACTCACACCAAACTTGGGGTCATCAACCATCGTATCGTGCATTAGAATTATACCATCTTCTTTAAGAAATGGTGCCCACTTCTCAAAGTCATTCTTAACTGCTTCATAGGTATGCAGACCATCAATGTGAAGAATATCAATTGGTTTCGTCCAAGTCTTTGCAACATCATCAAAGAATCCCTTGATAATTGAAACATTAGTCAATTCAAGTTCTTTGACCTTATCCATCACATACTCATAAGTATCTCGTTCTCCAGCACAAATATCTCCTTCAAAACTATCAATACCATACACATCCCCAATTCCAGGAATTGCGAAACAGAATGTTGAGTAACCATAATCAACACCCAAGTCTACAGTTGTGCTTGGTTGTTTGCGACGAACAATCCAGTCAGCAAATTGTCTATGGTCTCTCCAGTTGAAATTATTCTTATTTCCAACTTCCATCAAAATATCAAGATTATTTCTTGTGTATTCAGTCTCATCTCTTTCAACATCATCACGATACATCTCTGGGGGATAGTAGGTGAAGTATCTTTCAAGACCTTGATTATCATACTGATGATGACGACGATAATGAAAACAATGTTGTTTTGGAATACCAGTTGCCATCCATAGTTCAAAGCAATAACGATAGTTCTGTAGTTCTCGCATCATTGCTTCTACATCCATATACTCTTCAATCTTGAGTGGATGCTTCAGTTTACGAATGTAATCGTTTCGTGCCCACCAGAAATTTCCAGCATAGTGCTGAACCACAAAATCAAGTTTGATGTCGTGTCTTTCTACCCAATCAACACCACAGCAATCATAACCTTCATCAAGTTTTGCAACACAATCTTCCCACTTCTCAACATTGAAGTACTGCATATAGTGCCTCCAATCTTTGATTGCACCAGGTATGTGAGTTGAATAAGAACTCATACCTTTGTTGTGGAAGTAGAAGACATAACCATCTTCATGTAGACAGTGTTCGTAAATCTTCGCAAGAGTCTGCCCTTCATAAAGATTTGGTTGCTCTCCAACAGGTTTAATATCAATAATATTTACAAAAGGATAACGGTCTTTGATATAACCAATCACCATTTCATCATAAGAATGCCCAGTCTTGGAATTATAAAGTCCCAAAGGCAGAGTCATACACATATTAATCTTTGCCTTATCTGCAAGACCAACAGTTTTCAACAGACTCATCTGCTCGTCGATCCACCATACCCACATATTGTTGGTGTCGGGGATAAACATATGGTAAAAGACATTGATAGTCTTTTCAGTTTTCTTTTCGTTTCTATAATTTAACATAGAGTTCTCCAATCTTGCATATTTTTCTCTTGGATAAGGTTGTAGATAATGATTTGTATGACTGTAATGTATCGAATCTACCTTTGGTTTATTATACAACACCCACATCTCATAAGAAAATGTGTGCCCTGCTAGTTTCTCTGTAAGACTTTCATCATAATATAAACTTCGGTTGAGAACATCAGGAAGAGTACGAATATAATTTGTCGTTGCCCACCAGAAGTTTCCAGAAAGATGTGGGTAAGGTTCTTGATTATAATTTGTTCCTACAACACTTACATCTTCTAGTTTTTTAACACAATCCTTCCATTGTTCAACCATCCAGTAATTCATATAATGTCTCCAATCCCTTGTAGGAATTGTTTGATATGAATTGATTGAATGTAATACTCCTTTTGAATGAAGGTAGAGCACATACCCATCATTATTCTTGGAGTATTCTTGAAGTTCTTTAAGTGTCTGCCCCTCGTAAAAATTATCTTCGGTGCTTCTTCTAGAAGATAGAACAGTTGCAAATGAATATTCTTTGTTGAGATAATCTCTTACCTCATCAAAATATTCATCAGGAGCAACATAACAAACATAAGTCTTTGCCACATCTGCTAGACCAACTTGTTTAATCAGTCCTAGTTGCTCATCAATAAAGTCTTTCCATAGATGATTCAGTGCTGCTAAATGATAAAAGACTGCAAGTTTCATACAACAACATTACTCTTAACATGCCCCACGATGACTTGAGGATCAAGATAAACTTGATGCCCTTGCTCTGCGACTTTCTCACAGAAGTAGAGGTCTTCACCTAATGGGAGTTCATAGACGACTCCATCGACCTCTTGAATCACCTTACCAAGACCAAACCATGGTCTCTTGAGTGATTCAAACACACCAGACTTGACACACATAAAACCAAGACCAACTCCATAAACTTCAATCGGTTCATCAAGTTGCTGAAGAAGTTGAATCTCTTCTCTCTTCATTGGTTTGAAATCATTCTTTGCACGATGCACCATTGCATCTGCTCCTTGTGCTTCAAAATACACAGCAGAAATTAAGTCCTTATTGGATGCATAAAGACGTAAGAACTGCTCTGGATTCCAGACAATATCACTATCAATCATAAAGAGTTTGTCGTATGTGTATTGCCCCTTTCCTGGTGCAGGATTAAAGACTTCTAAATTACGACTTCCAGTGATGGTTGCTTCTCTTGCATTTGTAATGATAGAAGCATACTCACTTTGAAAAATCCAAGAAATATTATTTGCCTCAAGAGTATGAATTGTTGCCATTAGACACTTCACATACTCGGCACACATATGATGCCCTGGAGTTGTGATGACCACATTAAAGTGTGGTACTGTTGCTTGTTGCGGAGAATTAGAATAATTTAACATAGTCTTACAGAATTACCATTTTTTGATGACCGACTCGAACCTTTGGATTGCACCAGATTTCAAAACCATACTCTCTTAAATCTTCACACATTGCAACGTCTTCGGAACACATATCCTCAAGAACAGTCCCATCATCTTTGATGAGTTGAACTTTCTTCGGTGCAAACCAAGGATAAGGAACTTTTTCGAAGACACCTTTTTTCATCAACACCCATCCAAAACCACAATATTCAACTTTAAATGGACCTGGACGACGTTGCATTTCTTCAACGGTTTCAAAGTGATAAGAACCTTTAGTCATCAAAAGTTGCCTGTCCATATTGACAACAACAGTTGATTGATTTGCGACTGGAGTTCCGTTTGATTGAACGTACCAACCCGTTGCAACATCTTTATCCATCAACAGAAGTTCCAAAAGGTCTTCTGTCTTGAAAATAATATCACTATCAATCCACATAATATAATCATAAGGAACCTGCCCCCTAAAAGGAGTCAGCATCGTTCCTGCATAATTATCTGCCTGCAGACAATCAGTTCGTGCGTGATTCACCATCGAACTGTATTGTTGAGAGATATAAAAATTAATTCCTTGTTGGTTTAGGTCAAACAGCAGTCTTACAAACTGCGTCATAAAGGTTCCAGAATACATTAATCCTGGAAGACAAAATGCGATTGTTTTACCTTTAAAATTATTTTTCGGTTGATTTGTATAATTCAGGGGCATACAACAAAGTCAATATAGAATTCATTATAACATATGTATGCGTCTTTTACCACCAAGTAATTCTTACATATCCATTACCACCATCACCACCAAGTCCAAAACGATTTTGCTCTTGAGAGTATCCACCTCCACCACCTCCACCACCTCTGGTGCCGTTGCCTCCGTTTCCTGCTGCGGATTGTGAGGTTGATGATGCTAATGTTAATTCTCCACCAGCACAAGCAGCAACATAAGTATTGTTTGCATAGATGAGTGCTTGAATAGAATTAACAACATTAGAAGTCCTAGAAGACCAAACAATTCCATCGGTAGAAGTAAATATTCTTCCAGGACTAGATTGACCACCAGCAACATAAAGATTGCTTGCAAAATTGAGAGCATTAATTTGAGCAGTACCAAAACCAGAAGTTCTTAAAGTCCAACGAATTGCATCTGTTGAGGTATTTAAGATTCCACTAGCACCACCAGCAAGATAAGTATTATTTTCAAAAGTGAGTGCATTAATTTGATTAGTACCAAAAGCAGAAGTTCTTAAAGTCCAACGAATTGCATCTGTTGAGGTATTTAAGATTCCACTAGCACCACCAGCAAGATAAGTATTATTTCCAAAGGTAAATGTTCTAATAGTACTACCACCAAAACCAGAAGTTCTTAAAGTCCAAGAAATTGCATCTGTTGAGGTATTTAATACACCACCTTGACCACCAGCAACATAAGTATTGTTTGCAAAGGTGAGTGCAGGAATAAAATTACCACCAAATCCAGAAGTTCTTAAAGTCCAAGCAATTGCATCTGTTGAAGTATTTAAGACTCCACTAAGACCGCCGGCAACATAAGTATTGTTTGCAAAGGTAAGTGCAGAAATATAATTAGTACCAAAACTAGAAGTTCTGCTAGTCCAAGCAATTGCATCTGTTGAGGTATTTAATTTTCCAATATCATCACCAGCAACATAAGTATTGTTTCCAAAAGTAAGGGCATTAAATTGATTCGTAGTACCAGAAGTTCTTAAATACCAACTCGTAACTCCTTCACTCAAAGCACCTCCACCACCTCCACCAGAACCATAAGAACCCGTATAAGTTCCATCAATACCATCGGAACCACTACCACCAGTATTACTTCCACCATTATTTGTATAAGTATTTCCATAATAATAAGAAACTGAATTACCACCAGTAAAGGAATTAAATGCTCCTCCTCCACCACCAGTCACTTGGAATGAGTTTGCTTGTATTGTGCTATTTGAACCAACACCAGAAGAAAGTCCAGCACCACCAACAAGACCAGCAGTATTATAAAGAGGATTGAGTGTGACTGCTGCTGCGGCACCTGCGGTTCCTGCTGTGGTTGCCGTATCACTTGCACCACCACCAGCAGCAGAAGTTAGTGTATAAGTCGCAGTGCCCGTTGGAGTGTTTCCAGTCCAAGTGACAGTTGTAGAAGCACCAGAAGAACCACCACCAGAAGAAGCACCACCAGCAACAAAGGTGGTTCCGTATGTGAGAGCATTAATAGTTTGTGCTTGGAACAGTGAAGTTCTTAAAGTCCAGGTGATTGTGTCTGTGGAAGATGCTAAAAATCCAGAATTTCCTGCTGTTATATAGAGGTTGTTTGTGTAGGTGAGAGCACGAATAGTACTAGTAAACCCAGCAGTTCTCAATTCCCAGGTGATTGTGTCTGTTGAAGTGTTTAAGATTCCAGAAACACCACCAGCAATATAAGTATTGTTTACAAAAATAAGAGCATTAGCAGAACCAGCAGAAGTTCTTGAAACCCATACAATTGTGTCTGTTGATGTTCTTAGGTTTGCAGTACCAGAAGAAGCAACATAAATATTGTTTCCATAAGTGAGAGCAAGCATATTATTAGAACCAAAACCCGAAGTTCTTAAAGTCCAATTAATTGCATCAGTTGATACATTTATTGCTGGAGATCCGCCAGAAAAAGCACCCCCCAAGACATAAATATTGTTTCCAAAAGTAAGTGTTTGAATAGCATTAGAACCAACTCCAGAAGTTCTTAAAGTCCAAGTGATTGCGTCTGTTGAGGTGTTTAATCTTCCACGACCAGCAGCACCACCAGCAGCAACATAAAATGTCGAATAAGTAAGAGCATTTATAGTATCAGTAGCAAAACTAGCAGTCCTTAAAGTCCAGTTAGTACCATCAGGAGAAGTACTTAATACTGAAGATGCACCACCGGCAACATAAAGATATCCACCATAAGTAAGAGTATTAATATCACTAGTACCAAACTTAGAACCACCAGGAACAGTAAACCAGTTAATACCATCAGTACTGGTACTCATACCACGATTGTTTCCACCACGACCACCAGCACCAGGAGTCGCAGTCATCGTAGAAGCATTTCCAAGTTCTCCACGACGAATCAACCAGGCATTATAAGCACCAGAACCTCCACCACCACCAGAACCGATTGTTCCTGTGTATCGTCCTGATGCTCCACCACCACCACCACCGATTGCCTCAATATAAAACTGTGTTGCTGTTGGAGGAATAAAAAATGTTTGTGCTCCTGATGTTGTGAATTCTTGAGAACCTTTGTATGTTACTGGGTCTGTGGGTATTGTAGATGTGGAGTTTATTGGTTCCCAGATTTGTTGAGTTGCTTGGGAGGTTGCGAGTACACTGTTATTACCAGCATAAATGTATTGATTATTAATGTAGTTGAGAGAATATAAATCTAATGTAGTAGATGAGGTTCTTAAAGTCCAAGCAATTGCATCTGTTGAGATGTTTAGGACTCCAGTACCACCACCAGCAAGATAAGTATTGTTTGCATAAGTAATCGCACGAATAACATTAAGACCAAAACCAGAAGTTCTTAAAGTCCAAGCAATAGTATCTGTTGAAGTATTCAAAAGCGAAGCAGTTCCACTAACAACATAAATATTGTTTGCATAAGTAAGAGAATAAAGAGTATTGGTGGTTCCAGAAGTTCTTAAAATCCAAACAATAGCATCTGTTGAGGTTCTTATATTTCCATTATCACCAGCAGCAATATAAACACTATTTACATAAATGAATGTATTAATAGCATTAGAACCAAAACCAGAAGTTCTTAAAGTCCAAGCAATTGCGTTTGTTGATACATTTAATCTTCCATTTTGACCACCTACAATATAATTATTGTTTGCGTAAGTGAGTGCATAAATTTGATTAGTACCAAAACCAGAAGTTCTTGAAATCCAAGCAATTGCATCTGTTGAAGTATTTAAGGTTCCACTTTGACCACCAGCAACATAAGTATTGTTTGCAAAGGTGAGTGCATAAATGACATTAGTGGCAAAACCAGAAGTTCTTAAAGTCCAAGCAATTGCATCTGTTGAAGTATTTAAGGTTCCAGTATTACCACTAGCAATATAAGCATTGTTTGCATAAGTAAGAGAATAAATTAAAGTACCAAAACCAGAAGTTCTTAAAATCCAATAAGCAGCACCAGGATAAACTGCCAAAAACTTCCCAGCATTTCCAGTTGTACTTGGAAGTGCATTATCATCAATATATTGTCGATTTACAGCATCGGTCGCAGAAGATACTACACTTACATCAATAACCTTATTGCTGTCTAATGTTGCCATTTACTTTTAGTCTCCTTCAAGGTATTTATTACCACCAAGTAATCTTCACATAACCATCACCACCATTACCACCATTACCAAAAGTAGAACCGATAGAAGCACCACCACCTCCACCACCTCCACGAGCACCATTACCACCAGTTGCTGCTATTGCAGTTCCTTGTGAAGTTGCTAATATTCCACTAGCACCAGCAACAACATAAGTATTGTTTCCAAAAACACTTCCATCAATAGTATTAGCACCAAAACCAGAAGTTCTTAAAGTCCAGGTGATTGTGTCTGTTGAAGTGTTTAAGATTCCAGAAGTACCGCTAAGAACATAATTATTATTCCCATAAGTAATATCCGTATATTGGGGGGCACTACCAGAACCACCAGTTCTTAAGGTCCAAGTGATTGCATCTGTTGAAGTAATCAATCTTCCAGTACGACCAACAACAATATAAAGATTGTTTGCATAAAGACTATCAGTAGGAGTAAAACTAGCTCCAGCAGTTCTTGCAGTCCATTGGATTCCATTTGTTGAGGTACTTAATCTTCCTGAAGTACCAATAAGATAAACATTATTACCGAACAGAAGAGTATGTAATTCATTAGAAGCGGTAAAACCAGAAGTTCTTAGGGTCCAGGAGATTGAATCTGTTGAAGATGCTAATTCACTAAAAACATTGATAGTAAAATAATTACTATTATCAAATATTAAAGATTGTATTCCATATGAGGGATTAAGACCGGTCGTTCTTGCAGTCCAAGCGATTACATCTGTTGAGGTATATAATCTTGCACCATCACCACCACCAACATAAAGATTATTTGTATAAATAAGATCATTAAAACTACCGGTAGTACCAGTAGTTCTTAAGGTCCAAGTGATTGCATCTGTTGAAGTGTTTAAAACTCCACTAGCACCAGCAGCAACATAAAATGTTGAATAAGTAAGAGCATTAAGACCACTAGTAGTACCAGTAGTTCTCAAAGTCCAAGACCAATTTCCAACTCCTGCACCACCACCACCTCCACCAGAACCATAAGGAAGTCCAGAGATTACAACGGCATTTGTACCATTGGTTCCTGTATTATTTCCACCAGATGCCGATGTAGAGATTCCATAAACATTAATAACACCACCAGAACCTCCTGCAGATGCTGTAGAACCAGCACCACTTCCACCTCCTGTTGGTTGGAATTGATTGGTTTGTGTGGTTGCTGTGAGTCCAGCACCGATTGGTGTTTGAAGTGCTCCAGAACCTCCAGCAGTTGTATAATAAAAACTTGATTGAGATGCTACTTGTGCTGTTCCTGCGACACCTGCAGCACCTCCACCACTTGCAGTGATGGTATAAGTTCCTCCAGGTCCAGTCCAGGATATTGTAGTTCCTGCTCCTGCCGAACCTGTGCCAGCATCTGTGGTTGCACCTGCACCACCAACACCAGGATTAACTGTGAGATTTGAAGAAATAATATTTTTTGGAATGTACCAAGAAGTATAAGAACCTGATGAACCACCTTGTCCTGATACTTGTGAGTATGAAGTATTTAAGACTCCACTATCACCACCAGAAACATAAGTATTGTTTCCAAAGGTGAGTGCAAGAATACCATTAGAACCAAAACCAGAAGTTCTTAAAGTCCAAGTGATTGCATCTGTTGAGGTATTTAAGATTCCACTAACACCACCAGCAACATAAGTATTGTTTGCAAAGGTGAGTGCTCTAATATTAGTAGTAGCAAAACCAGAAGTTCTTAAAGTCCAAGCAATTGCATCTGTTGAAGTATTTAAGACTCCACTAGCACCACCAGCAACATAAGTATTGTTTCCATAGGTGAGTGCATTAATATCATTAGTAGCAAAACTAGAAGTTCTTAATACCCAAGTAATTGCATCTGTTGAAGTGATAAACCCCCCACTAGAACCCCCTGCAAGATAAATACTACCATCAAAAGAAAAAGATCTAATAATACTAGTAGCAAACCCAGAAGTTCTTAAAGTCCAAGTGATTGCGTCTGTTGAAGTTCTTAAATCTCCAAATCCCCCACCAGCAAGATAAGTATTATTTAAATAAACAAGTTTGGTAGTATTATTACCAGTACCAGAAGTTCTTAAAGTCCAGGCAATTGTGTCCGTTGAAGTAATTAATACTCCACTATTACCACCAACAACATAAAATGATGAATATGTACTAGATTGGAGTGCTACACCAGCACCAGAAGTTCTTGCAGTCCAAATGATTGCGTTTGTTGAAGTTCTAATTCCACCTGGTGGTGTTGTTCCAGTTACAACATATAACCCACCATAAGTAATGGAAGACAGTGTTTCTACAGTACCAGAAGTTCTTAAAGTCCAAGTCACACCTTGATATACTTGTGCATTAGACTGCCCCGCACCTCCTCCACCACCAGCACCAGTTGCTTCAATGTATAAGAGATTGGCATAACTTGGAACATTAAAAGTTTGACTTCCAGTTGTTGTAAACTCTTGATAGTTAGAAACATAATCCCAAGAGATATTCGTTCCATCAGTCGTGGTGAGAAACTTACCAGCATTTCCAGTTTGTGATGGTAGTGGTTGAACATTTGCATCCACATAGTCCTTGTTGACTACATCAGTTGTAGCAAAGACTGTTGTAGTAATACCTGAAATAAAATTAGAACCTGCTGTTGTCATTTGTTTACCTCCTTATACCCAACTGATACGAACATAACCAGCACCACCAGTTCCACCAGAACCTGCAGAGTTGCTGACTTCATCATAACCACCTCCACCACCTCCACCACCTTTGACTCCAGAACCTCCTGTGCCTGCTGATGCGATTGGAGATGTTACGAGAATTCCACTAGAACCACCAGCAACATAAGTATTATTTCCAAAAGTAACTGAATGTACATTACCAGCAGTAAAAGCAGAAGTTCTTAATTGCCAAGTAATTGCATCTGTTGAGACACTTAAAAATCCAGATGTGCCTGTAACATAAGTATTATTAAAGAAACCGAGTCCAAATACACTATTACCAGTAAAAATACCAGAAGTTCTCAAAGTCCAAGCAATTGCATCTGTTGAAGTTGCAGTTTCACCCCAGGTATTGATAGTGACATAGATAGAATTTCCATAAGTAAGACCATGAATGTTGTAATTAGATGTATTATTAAGTCCAGAAGTTCTTAATTCCCAAGTAATTGCATCTGTTGAAGTGTTTATTTTTGAACCACTACTACCACCAGCAACATAAATTCCATTTGCATAAATGATTTCATTAATGGCAAGAGTAGCAAAAGCAGAAGTTCTTATAATCCAACTAATTGAATCTGTTGAAGTATTTAATCTTCCACTATCACCACCAGCAACATAAGTATTGTTTGCAAAAGTGAGTGCTCTAATAGTAGAAGTAAAACCAGAAGTTCTTAAAGTCCAAATAATAGTATCTGTTGAGGTATTTAATCTTCCACTATCACCACTCGCAACATAAAAAGTTTCATATATGATAGAATAAATATCAGCAGTACCAAAACCAGCAGTTCTTAAAATCCAAGTAATTGCATCTGTTGAGGTATTTAAGATTCCACTAGCACCACCAGAAAGATAAGTATTATTTGCAAACGCAACTGATCTAATAATAGAAGTGCTAAAACTAGCAGTTCTTGCAGTCCAGAACAACGCATCTCTACTTGCAGCACCTCCACCACTTCCACCATTACCATAAGAAAGTCCAGAAATACTTAAAGAAGAACTTCCTGGTATTTGATTATTTGTTGCACTAATTGTGTTTCCATAATAGTTCAGTGTTCCTCCAAGACCACCAAGAACACCACCAAATAAATTATAACCAATTGAATAAGCACCAGCACCACCACCAGTTGTTTGATATGCAAGTGTTGCTGTTGCTGCTGCTGTTGGTGTTACACCTGGATAAAGACCAGAAGCACCAGCACCACCTGCACTTGCTCTTAAGTAATTAAGTGTTGTACTTGGAACCGTACCACCAGCACCAACAACATAAGCAGTACCAGCAGAACCACCATTTGCAGTAATTGTATAAGTTCCTGCAGGTCCCGACCAAGATACTGTGGTTCCTGCACCTGCTGTACTTGTTGTACCACCAGCACCAACAGTCACAGAAAGTGTTGATCCAGTAATTTGAGACTTATCTAATTCCCAAGTGACTGTTGCTCCACCGCCGCCGCCAGAACCGCCAGAACCAAGACGAACTGGAGAAGCAGAAACAGCACCAGCAGCGCCTGCAGTGATAAAAGTATTCCCAATACCAACAGAAGACGATAAAGATTGTGCGGTATTTGAAGTTCTTAAGACCCAAGTGATTGCGTCTGTTGATGATAGAACAACACCAGAATCACCATTTGCAATATAAGTCGAACCACCATAAGAAAGACCACGAAGAATTGATGTTCTACCTGAGGTTCTTAAAGTCCAAGTAATTGCATCTGTTGAAGTATTTAATATTCCAGATTCACCACAAATAGCATAAATATTATTTCCATAAGTAAGAGAAAGAATATTAACAGCTGCAGAAATTCCAGAAGTTCTTCTAGTCCAAGTAATTGCGTCTGTTGAGGTATTTAAGACTCCACTATTACCCGCAAAAATATAAGTATTATTTCCATAAATAAGAGCATTAAAATTAATAGGTGAAGTATTTGCTGTTCTTAAAGACCAATTTATAGTATCAGTAGAAGAACTTAAAACTCCAGAGTTTCCACCAGCAACATAAACACCACCATAAACCATAGCATTAATAGTGGTAGTACCAAAACCAGAAGTTCTTAAAGTCCAGTTGATATTATCGGTAGATACTGAAATAAAACCACCATCACCAATTGCATTACTACACCCAGCAACAATATAATCATTACTGGTTCCAATAGAGTTAATAGTATGAATTGCAGAGTTTGTTGTGCGAAGTATCCAATATAATCTGTCTGTTGATGTAGAGAAATAGGCACCGTTTCCAAAACCAGATAAGATGTTTTGAGTTGATGTTCCAGTGACTCCAGAAGCACCACCAAAAATATAAGTATTATTTCCAAATCCAATTGTATTAATTGCCGATGTCGTAGATGTTGTTCTTAAAATCCATACAATTCCATCAGTAGAAGTTGCTGTATTGGCACTATTAGTAGCACTTACACCACCAGCAACATAAACACCGTTATTATAAACTAATGAGTTGATTGCGTTTGTGGTGAATGGTGTAGTTCTTACAGTCCAGTTACTTCCATCTGCGGATGTTGCTAAACGACCAGCATCACCAGAAGCAACATAAACAGTTCCATAAGTTAATGCACGAACTGCAGAAGTACCAAATCCAGGTATTTTAGCATCCCAAGAGATTGAGTCGGTAGATGTGGAAAGTCCAAAACCTAAAGTTGTTAGAGATGTTTGAGTAGCAGTGTTTAAGACTCCATTATTACCAGCAGCAACATAAGTATTATTTGCATAGGTTAGTGCATTAATAGTATTACCAGTACCAGAAGTTCTTAAAGTCCAAGTGATTGCATCTGTTGAAGTATTTAATTTTCCACCCTCACCACCAGCAACATAAGTATTGTTTGCATAAATGAACTCATAAAGAGTACTTAGAAAAAATCCAGAAGTTCTTAAAGTCCAAGTAATAGCATCTGTTGAAGTATTTAATATTCCACCAGTACCACCAACAACATAAGTGCTGTTTGCAAAAGTAAGCGCAGCATATCCAGCAGTAGTACCAGAAGTTCTTAAAGTCCATACAATTGCATTTGTTGAAGTGTTTAATACTCCATTATCACCACCGACAACATAAGTATCGTTTGCATAAATGAGAGTATAAAGATTTCCACTTGCAGCACCTGCAGTTCTTAAAGTCCAAGCAATTGCATCTGTTGAGGTATTTAATTTTCCACCATCACTACTAGCAACATAAAATGTTGAATAAGTAAGAGCACGAATAGTATTAGCACCAAAACCAGAAGTTCTTAATTCCCAAGTGATTGCGTCTGTTGAGGTGTTTAATCTTCCATTACCACCAGCAACATAAGTATTGTTTGCAAAAGTAAGAGCATTAATATTAGTAGTACCAAAACCAGAAGTTCTTAAAGTCCAAGTGATTGCATTTGTTGAGGTGTTTAAGACTCCATTAAAACCACCAGCAACATAAGTATTATTTTCAAAAATAATATCAGAAAGATTGTTAGTAGTACCAGAAGTTCTTAAAGTCCATTGAACATTAGTGCTAATATTACCACCAGCAACATAAAGACTATTCGCATATATTAAAGCATTAATCGTCGTATTACCAAAACCAGAAGTTCTAAACTCCCAAGAAAGTCCATCAGTAGAAGTAATAAGGTCTCTAACAAGACCATCATAGTCAGTAAATCCAGCAACGATACGATTTGATGTATCAACTGCAAAAGAGTTAATTGTTTCTATATTGGTATTTGTGGTTCTTAAAGCCCAAACAATTTCATCTGTTGAAACTGAAAAATAAGCACCGAGTCCTGTGGAGGTTAGTGTGGTGGATGGTGAGGTATTTAATATTCCACTAACACCACCAGCAACATAAGTATTGTTTGCAAAGGTAAGTGCATAAATGGCATTAGCAGCAAAACCAGAAGTTCTTAAAGTCCAAACAATTGCATTTGTTGAGATATTTAAGTTTCCACTAGCACCACCAGCAACATAAGTATTGTTTCCAAAGGTGAGTGCATTAATATCTATAGCACCAAAACCATAAGTTCTTAAAGTCCAATGAATTGCATCTGTTGAGGTATTTAATCTTCCACCTTGACCACCAGCAACATAAGTATTATTGGCAAATGTAAGAGTATTAATTAAATTTGCACCAAAACTAGCAGTTCTTATAGTCCAAGCAATCGCATCTGTTGAAGTACTTAATCTTCCAACTACACTGGAAGTACCTCCACCAGCAACATAAGTATTGACAGGCGTATCTCCAAAAGTAAGACAAGTAATAGTACTAGTGGCAACACCAGAAGTTCTTAAAGTCCAGGAAATTGCATTTGTTGAGGTATTTAAGACTCCACCAGCACCACAAGTAAGATAAGTATTGTTTGCATAAGTAAGAGCATAAGGAATTTGACCACCAAAACTAGCAGTTCTTATAGTCCAAGCAATCGCATCTGTTGAGGTTCTTAAGACTCCAGCACCACCAGCAGCAACATAAGTATTAGTAGGAGTATTTCCAAAAGTGAGTGCTAGAACAGTACCAGCACCAAAAGACAAAGTTCTTGCAGTCCAGATGATTGAATCTGTTGAGGTACTTAATCTTCCACTAGCACCACCAGCAACATAAGTATTGTTTGCAAAGGTGAGTGCATTAATATCACTAGTAGCAAAACCAGAAGTTCTTAAAGTCCACATCACAGTGGCACCTGTACCACCAGCAATATAATTTCCACTATAAGTTCCAAGAGCATTAATAGAACCTACAGTTCCTGATGTTCTTAAAGTCCATCTAACTGCATCTGTTGAAGAAACTAAAACACCAGAAGCACCACCCAAGACATAATCACTGATATACACCGAAGCATTCAATGCACTTGTAGTACCAGAAGTTCTTAGAATCCAATAAATAGGTGTTACTGCAGTTCCACCAAGTAAATATACATTATCCTTAAATGCAAGTGCATTCATCTGCAATGTTGTTCCTGCAGTTCTCAGTGCCCATAGAGAACCAGGAGTATATGCAGATGCCATTGCATCACCACTTGCACCACCACCACCTGCACCAGTTGCTTCGATTGTAATCTTCTTTGCTTGTGTTGGTAAATTAAAAGTATAAGTTCCTGCTGCCGTATATTCTTGAGTTGCTTGAATTGGTTCCCAACTTACACTACTACCATTAGTAAATAAAAATTCATTCTCATTTCCAGTGATACTTGGTATAGAACCACCAAGTTTATTATCAACATATTCTTTGTAAGCAGCATCACTTCCACTTGTTACTGTGGAAAGTCCAGTAATCGAACTTAAACCTACTACAACTGGCATATCACTTCTCCTCCAGTTTTCTTTCTAACTCTACAATTCGTTGATTTTGTTCCTTAACTGCTTCAATTAAAAGACCGACTAAGTTTGCATAAGCAACCGATTTGGTCTCATAATCTGGTGCTGATTTTGGATAAACAACCTCAGGGATAATTTCTTCAACCTCTTGTGCAATCACACCGATTTGATGATCTCCGGTATCTATACGATCAAATTCAACCCCACGAATAGACAACACTTTATGTAGAGCATTTTCTATAGTTTTAATATTTGTCTTCAGTTTCTTGTCCGAATTTGCAGTTACAGTACCACCAGCAACCAAATTTCCCGTTGATGGGTTGAATGTAAGTTTTGTTGAAGATACATTTGCTGCAGTTACTGTGCCACTTGTAACATCATCAAAAAGAATATATCTTGTTGCATTTGTTGAAGTATCATCAGTTACAGTTAGACCACCAGAAACACCAGATAATTGAGAACCGTCCCCATAATAAGTTACAATACCAGAAGTTGCCGTAATAATACCAGAAGATATTCTTACTGTTCCTAAAGTAGAAATACCAGAGATGGAAAGTGCAGTTCCAACAAGGTTATTTGCAATAGTAACAGTAGCAATACCATTTGCTCCAGAAGTTGCAGTTACATTTACATTAGAACCAATAAAATTAAGAGTCGTAATACTATTTGATGTTCCTACATTAACTCCCTCATCTTGAACAGAAATACCACCAAAGGACCCAGAAGCAGCACTTACATTTCCCCAAATTGGAACAGAACCATTAAAGAGTAAAACTTGACCAGATGTTCCATTTGTTACAAAAGTTGTTGTGTCAGTTGCTGACTGATATGGGACATTGCCAGCAACTCCACCTTTTAGGTTAGTTGAAACTCCTGCTGCGGTTGCATAAGTAGCAATACCACTTGAGGTAGCATAGGTTGCTATACCCGCATTAGTAGCATAAGTTGCTATACCCGCATTAGTAGCATAAGTTGCTATACCCGCATTAGTAGCATAATTAGCAGTAGTAGCATTACCAGTAATATCAATACTATAAGTTCCACTTAATCTTGCGGAATTAATAGT